TTTGGCTTTTGTCTGCTTAGTTTCTTCTCTGAGCTTGTCCTGTTCCAGCTGCTCTCTTGAAGAACCGAGTTTTAAGAAATGCGTAATGACCTGTGATGAGGCTGTGCCTTCACGTAACTGCTTTTCAGCAGCATCGAGTGAGAGATTTATCAAGTACTGTTCCCTGTCTTCAGGAGTCATAGGAACCCTTGAACGCTTCTTTGCGGAAGTAGCTGTCGCTGCTCTTCTTCCCATATACTTTCGTCTCCTTTCTAATATCTTTTGCCGAGATGTTGAATACTTTACGTACTCTCTATAAGAGATCTAGGTATGTTTTAATAACCCTGAAAGGAGTCTTCAACTGAAAGAGGGTCCTTCTATGTGCGACAAAAGAAGACCAAGATCCCTTATAGAGAGGGCGTAAAGCTGTCAATCTAAAATCCATTTTGACAGGATTTTGACCCCCGGAGAATTTTTAAGGAGGCCGGCGATGACAGAGGGGGTGCTATTTTAACGACCCCCTCCCGGGTGCTAATTGAATAACTCAAATGGCATTACAGAGTTTCTATTTTTAATAACTCTAAGACATTCAAATCATTTGAATCATTCAAATCTCATCTTTTATTTACTTGTTACTATGAATTCTTGGTTTAGTTACTCCATTTTCGTGAGTTACTTTAAAGTATTGACCCATGAAATCGTTCTTGAGAATAATCTCAATAGCAGCAGTTAACAGTGCTTCGTATTCTTCATCACCCATGTCTGATGTATCAGTGTCAAAGTATCTAGCAAGATACCCTGAAGTGCAATAGCCCTTTGATTCATCATATCGATACCAATTGTCAAAGTCAGTAAAAGGATCAAAAGGGTTATCCGCTGTTGTTATCCAGATATGTAGTGTATCATTACGATCAGCAGAACTCTGTGTTGCTAACTTAAGAGATCCATCGTTTGCGTTGTTCATCCCTTATTCCCCTTTCTATAAATATTTACTAACAGTCGACACAGAAAGTCCAGTCGCTTCAGCAACTTCAGCTTGTGTGTAACCGAAGTTAAGCATAGACTTGATTCTTGCAGCTTGTGAAGAACTAACTGTAACAGATTTTCTTGGAGTTGCAAGCTGCTTAACTTTATCTGAATCAGCGTTGTTAAGTATCTGTTCAAGCTTTGATGTACTGATTGCACCAGCTTGAATTGCTTCCCACTCTTTGTCCGATATGTCTACTTGCACATTAGACTTGGATGCACCAACCTTTGCTCTAGCTGCTGTTAAAGCTTGCTGTCCAGCTCGTTTGATTTCATCTGCTGTCCAATCAGGATTAGCTGCTTGTTTCTTCTTTAATGTCTTATTAGCTATTATTTGGGCCTGTCGCTCTTTTGGTGCGTTCTGTAATGCCCTATTTAATTTAGCATTAAGGCTTGCAACTTCTGCTGAATATACCGTTTTAGCCTGAGCATTCATCTCAATGTTCTTAGTTGCAACCTGACTCTTTCTTGCCAAGTTAGCCATATGCTTAAGGGCATTGGCATAGTCCGCATAGGCAACCTCTTTTGGATTTGGATCTTTAGACAGCAGGGTACGTGCATCATTAGTAGCCGCCATTTTTGTTGTCTTGACAGTAGCCAGTTTTTCACCTCTTGATTCCCAGGCACCGTCTTTGTTTCTTTTCCAGTCCGTATAGGTACGCCCTGTGAGCTCCGGGTGCACTTCACCAGTTTTAGGATCGATATCCTTCAAACGAATCTGTTTTGTTTCTGGAACATAGGCTACCGACTTAGACCGGGATAGGAGTGTGGATGCACCCGCATCAGCACCGCCCTGGTACTTTTTCTTTAACTCGGCTATACGGTTCTCTTCAAAGGACCTCTTATAGTCCAGTCCATGCTTAGGGGCATCAATTACAACCATTGAGTGACGTACTGCTCTTGCAATTTCCTCAGGCTTTGCACCTTTGAGCTGCATATCAGTGATCAGGTTGGAGATCTTACCCATTTCCAATCCCTTACGTTTCTCAGGAAGTTTTGCTGTAACTCCTTCAATACCACGGTATGCAATCTTAGGATCGAAATCCTTTAAACCAATGTAAGCACTAATATCAGAAGTCGTTATCTTAACTTTTGATTTTGGCGAGTTCGATGGAATTACTACTGCTGTATCGCCATCAAAGTCAGCTCCAGATAATCTTTCAGCAACCTTGGAGTTGATTCCGACTGCATCAATCGCATTAGCAAGCATCGCTCTTCCTTGAGGATTCTTGTTGTTTACTTTGAGTTCTGGAATCTCAAATGTTCCACCATGCGGGAAACGAACAAGGCATACAGTCTCGCCATTCTTGTATGAAGGTGCATATATCTCATTATCTTTAAGCGAAGATACTGGCAAGATTACTTTAGAACTCTGTCTCGGAAGTGCAGCTGCTTTAAGCTCTACTGCCTGACTATCGCAACCTTCAGCAAAGTCTGCTAATAACTTTCGTTTAACAACCGGGTTTGTCATCTTTAGGATTTTATCAAGTTCATCCTGACGATTGTCAATTGATTGTTTAAGCTGCTTCTTTATAAGCGGGAGCTGCTGCTTTGATAAGAACTGAGAAGCAAGGTTCTTAGAATAGTGATCCCAATCTCCTTCCTCTTTCAGCTTGTTGATAGCTCCGAGCTTTTCGTTTCCATCTTTATCTTTATAATGGTACTGACCGTTTGCTTTAATTGTAGCTCCAAACGGATTATCAGGATCATCTTTCATTTTCTTGAAGACATCCATCTTTGGTACGTCGCTTGTTTTATTGGTATTGAATATAACATCAACACCCTTTGGTATGTCGTCTGAATAGATTGCCATACCTTTAAGATAATGAGTGCCATCAACAGCAATTCGCACCTGTGCATAATGTGAGTCTCCAAGATCAAGATCTGCAACTCCTCTTCGAAGCTCAATGACACCATCTTTCTCCAGTCCGCCTTTATCGCCATATCTTACAGCTACTCGACTGGATGAGATACTTGATGGATACTCTGGTGCCCAGAACGTTGTTCCACCATCATGAGAATACTCATTTACTGGCTGAATCTTATCAGTGTGTTGCTGAACATCTTTCCATTCAGTTCCTGGAGGGCAAAGAACTTTAGTAGTTGTATACTGCCCTTTTTGATTGATCTGTGGAACCCTGACTGAATGTACTTCATAACCAGCTTCTTTTAAGATCTGAAGAGATACATCTAATCTTGTTTTGGTGATTCCCATTTCTCTCTCGACTCCGGTACCAACATCGACAAAGTTCTTAGTGCCAACTTTTTTGGCTAAAGTCTCTGCTGCGTTGATGCACGCATCCTTCTTAAGCTTTTCACCCTGGTTTAATAATGATCGAACTGTCGACTCTTTTGATGTTGAATTGAACATAAGTTCAGCTATTTTGACATTAGAGTAACCATGCTCTTTCAATTTCATAGCTCTGTTGATTCGATCAACTTTCTCAGCATTGACATAAATTGACTGCTTATTTCTAAACTCAGTTGTCTTCATGCCCATGAATGCAGCAATCTCTTTTTCACTCTTTCCACGAGCTTTCATTTCCTGAACAGTTTTCAAGAACTCTGCATTATGCTGATACGGGTTGTCGCCAGAACCCCATGGGTATCTCCCCGAATGTCGAGGAGTACCATAGTGTGCTAAGTAGCTCATTCAATGCCCTCCTCTTTCTTGACTGATACAATGATCTTGTCAAAAGATTTAATCTTATCCATAATTGGTAGTATAATTTCAGGTGTAGGAGTCTCTTTAAGAATCTCGTTATTTTGATAGATCCTCAATTCAATTCCAATGTCACCTGGTTTAATTCCATACTCTAAGCAGAATAACGCAGTATAGATTTCCAACTGCTGCATATGAGCAGGAATATCACCTGTCTTTAAGTCATGAATTCTAAGATAATCTTTGGCAAACTTAATTGCATCAGCTGTCCCAAAGCAATTATCAGAATAATACAACACCTGCTCTGGTGTCATTCTGTACCCAATCGCATCATTAACATGCATGTTGAGTGTTAATGGTGATCTTGGCAATCTTTGCCGAAGCCTAATACATTTTGCTGCAAACTCATGCAACTCAGTTCCTTGCTGAGCTTTCAGAAATCTTCGGTATGTGTTTTCAAGTTTCTCAGCATCATAGTTTATCCAATGATACTTGCTAGCTCCGAGATATGCGTGATCTCCTTCTTTTACTTGCGAATGCTTCCTGAATTCCATTATATATCTCCTTTTTGTTTTGAGGGTAAATGAAACTTCCGTATTGGCCCATTTCATTTGCCTTGTTTACATAGTAATCCTGATTAGGTCTGTGACTAGCGTCGGTATCTCTTTTTACTTCAAGTAATGCCCATCCTTCTTTTGCTAACAAAACCAAATCAGGAATGCCCTGTTTATAATTAGGGTCATTCTTTAAAATAATAGAATCTGGAAATAACTCTTTTAATTCCGAAATTATATCGGACTGAATTTTGTTTTCTTTATTCATTGTTCTCCTTTCGTAGGGCCGGAGGTAAACGTAATGGCAGAATTTATTTTATACAGTTGCAGAACTTTAATCAATAAAAAGAGCCCCACGAAAAGATGAGCAAAAGGAAAAGAGGCAGATTCGTCTCTCTCCCCTATAATAAGCTATGTTTTTTTCGCGAGGCTATTTTATGAAAGCAGACTCATTGAAATTCTTTTTCTGAGCTAGAGCTCTAGTGATACGAAGTTCAATTGGACTTCTGCATTTCAAATGAAAGTACTTAAGTTCTTTGTACGGAGTTGTAAGTCTGTCGATTCTTCCGCTAGCCTGCTTCATCATTTTGTATGAGTAGTTCTGAGAATAGAAGACCATCGTATCGGTCTTTATACAATTCCATGCTTCCGACCCAGCATTGTATTGAACAAGGTAAATCCATTTTGAATTATCGAATGGTTCTAGATCATGTCTGTGTCCATTCAGTTCAGCGATTGCTACATCTTTGCCGAAGTCTATGTTTTTTATTATTTCCAATTCATAATCGAAATTATAGAATACGATAAGTTTGTTATGTTCTTCGAAAATGTTTCGCAATGCTTCAGCTCTACTTTCATCAGCATAGCAAATCTTTCTTAACTTATAACACAACTCACTAACATTTTCTATCGGTTCATTCTTCTCATAATCCCACCTATCTCTCATAAGAGTTTTATAAGCTTCTCTATCAAACGAGCACCAAACATCTTCGTGATGTTGAATAGCTGGATTTTGATACGGCATATCAACTAACACTCTTCGTCTTAATCTGTTCAGTCTTTCAGTACCAATGAATTTTTCAATTTGTGGAAACTTGCTGAATCGTGAATATACACAGTGTTCAGCAGTGAACTCACTTTTATTCTTGTAAAATCCATTAGCAATAAAGACTGGCATGTAATCCATGTAATTGTCTCCTGGTGTTGCAGATAGTAATATCCATTCATTGGACTTTGCAATCTTTAGGAATGACTTAGTCCAAGCGCCATAACCAACTACTCGCTGTTCGTCAAAAATAAAGAAGCTGTTTTTAACGTCAGCATATTTCTTAATATTGTTCCATGAGTCTATGACTATTTTATGATCATAGATCTTAGAATCATCGTCTGGTGTTAAATAAAACCAACTCATGTCTCCAAGCCATTCGCCGCTATCTCTTTTCTTAGCAGTTGTTATGATATAGAGATCTTTTGGATTTTTCATCTTTGTCATTGGCTCTAGCTCTCCACCATTTCGGATGAAGTAGTACGCGAGTCCGGTAATAGATTTACCAGACCCTGTACCGCCACAAAGTATACAGCCATTATGCATTTTCCTTATCGCACTCTTTTGGTGCGGCTTCAACTTTAATTCCATATTAATCTAAGTCAGCGTATTTCTCGGCGAACTTGTTTTCACGAATTGTTACATACATCGAGTCAACATATGCGGTGATTCCAGTACGGCCATTCATCTCCCATTCGTAAGGACGAATTGAAATATCACAGTTTACAATGTCAACAACATCAAGCTGGGATACTGTGTCTTCATCCAGGAGCGTCTTGTGATTACCGACAATAAGCCATACCTGTGTATAACGGTTCATATTGAGTTTTACAGGAAGAGTCCATTCCTGTTCAGAGTCATCTGCTCCTTCTTGAAGAGGACGATCTTTTACATTCCATCCTTCCTGTCTCAGTTCATCAGCCATTACTGTATCATCAATTACAACACTGAATCCTCTTTTACCAGGATTGAATTTATCTCTTTCTCCTGAAAAGTTCTTCCAAATAATCATTGCGCCTTCAATGTTAATATTGTTTACGTTTGCCATAATAGACCTTCCTTTCTATGCTGCCATATCGGTATGTTCATCAATTGCAAATTTCTCAAAGTCACCAAACTCCGAGATAGTTTCTATTGCTTTATTAGCAAGTTCTTCATAATAAGACATGTCAATCTTATCCTGAATATTGTTTGTTATTACATCTTCAGATTCGAGCCAACGGTATCCCTTTGTTCCAGATGGTGCAAAGTACTTATCGTCTTTTACTCTGAATAACTGAGCTCCACCGCAGCCTTCTTTGATTGGGCAGAACTGACCAACTTTACCAACGAACTTATAGTCGTGTTCGTCTTCTGCCAGATTCTCGTTAAAGTCGAGGTCAAGCTCTCCGCCATTGCTGACGGCGATTGTCTGACATAAGTCCTTGAATTCGATCTTTTCATGAGTGAAGAGTTTCTTGAATACATATGGTACTGCGAACTGAGTTCCAGTTGCTGTCCATCCTTCACCTTTCTCATATGCAATGTAGACTGCATTGTTTACTAAGCAGATTTTCTCATACTCAGCTTCGATCTCGAATGTATATCCATACTTCTTTCCGAAGTCATAGATGAACTGCTCAACTTCCGGTGTCGGATTATCGATTTTGATTGAATCAGTCTTGATGTGAACGACGTGTGCTCCAAGTTTCTCAACTTCGCCTTTAAGTGTTGCCATGAAGAGTGCTCCACGTTTAGCAACGATGTTGTCGATGTTTCTTTCATCCTTGAACAGGTTACTGAAGTGAGCTGATGTCAGTCCATATACAGAGTTAATTACAATCTTCAGAGCCTTAGCAAGTTTGTCGAGTTCTTCCTTAGCAAGATTAGCAAACCGAGCAAATGCTCCGCCGAACAGAGTCTTTAATGCTTCAACGTCACGATGCTTAATAGCAATGCGAGCATCAACAAGATCTTTAAATCTCGCGGTATACTTCTTACCAAACAGATTAAGCGCGATTACAGAATGTGGATGCATAGATGCTACATCAAATGTTTTGACATTGCGGTACATTCCAGGATCAGCAATTACTAATCCACCTTCATTAAGTTTGATATCACGATATGTTGATACTCCGTGATCGAAGACATAGCCTTCAAACTTATTGAATTCATTGTAGGTTTCATTACCATCCATATCAACAGAGATTCCTGTAGACAGATCAGTATATACAAACTCTCGCTGTGGATTCTTGTCTTTTCCAAAGATCAGTTTACCAGACAACATGTTGTTTGTATCGTTTGGACATCCGCCAGCAATTTCAGCTAAGACACATCTTGCTTCAAAGTCTTCAATGTTAGCTTCAAATGTAGCTTCTGTTGCAATGACATCATTATCACAATACTCAGCAACCTTAGGCCACAGTTCTTCTGGTACTGGCTGATCCCAAGGCAATGCCCATTCCTGATGATGAATACCTAACTCGATTTCCCACTTCTTCAGACTCTGCTTCTTAGCACAGAAGTCATAAACATCTGTATAGCTTAAGTTGTATGCCGATCCGAAGAAAGCATTTGGACTCTTGTTAATAATGTCTTGTGAGAGCTGGAATAAAGCTTCCAATGAATATCCCATCATTCGAGCATACAGAATGTGGTTATCATATCTTCGACAGTTGAATCCAACAAGTTTCATTTTGAGGAACTCTTCAACTTCTGTCGGTGATGGATTGATCATCCTCTTACAAGGTCCAGGTTCTCCTCTGTATTTCCAGTTAACCAATAACAGGTTTGGAAACACCTCAATATCATAGAATGCAATCCTGTCATCTTTTGGATTGTCAACTCCTGCAACATCATCAGAACAGTAATGAATCTTTCCAACCTGCTCTAGACAATAGTCTGCATGGTTTGTACTTGATGCTGCGAATGCTACAATATCATTGCGCATGTCTGTTACGTCGTAGTGCTCGCCTGACTCATATGCATCGTCAAGAATCTTTTTAATAAAGTCTACACTTGGTTTTGTACCAGGATGACTCTCTTTCCGAAGATTCTTTTTGATCAATGCTCGAATCATCTTTTCGCTGGCAACTACTTTAAAGTCTACCATATTTTCACTCCTTTTCTTTAACGGTAACCCTGAAGATATAGTAGCAATTGGAGTTGAGTTACATGCTGTTACAACTCTTCGCAATGCTCCTTTACCACTATAAACCTTGATCTCTATATTGTCGCTATATACATTGTCAAGTTGTTTAGGGTCACCAGTATAATAGTAATGCAGATGCACACCTGCGCCACTCTTTGAGAACTCAGCATATGTTGGCGGCCATTGAGATGCCGCGTCTAGGTTCATTTCCTTAGACTTATTCCCTTCAGCATCTTTCAGATCAAAGTCAATGACTATTAAATTCTCTGGAACTCTAACATAGTGAAGTTTAGTAGTATCCAGATCCTTCAATGTTGTACCAACTCGATCCCACGCTTTTGATGGCGCATCGCCGCGTGCATATTGTGCTGGGCAATCTTTACACACTTCATCTAAGATAGATTTAGTGCTATCCATTTTGAGCCATGATTCTTTGGCTTCGTCTGGCTTAAGCTCTTTGTCTACGAACTTATCTTTCTTGAAGCCTTTGTAATAGCTTCTAGCTCTTGTTCCATCTTCCAAAGTAATTCTGTCGAGAAACTCATCGAAGTAATCTTTCAAGTCTTCCCTGAATTTGTACATTGGCATTTTGTTTGGGAGCCCAGTGTTGTCGCAATACTCTTTATACAGACTATATGCTGCTTTTAATGTTGTTCCATCATCCTTCTCAAAGAACGGATAACAGCTTTCTACGAAGTTGAAGAAGACGTCCGTTTTGAACATCATATCCAATGGCTTATATCCATCGTAGTAATGCTTTCCGTATTTCTGGTATACTTTGAGACAATGATTAGCTATAGCTCCAAGCTCATATTGAATCTGACTCATGCATTCCTGGTAAGTATCTGGCTCGAGTAATTCGCCAGTTGGCTTAACATCAATCAGTCGTCTTATAATACCTGACTTTGCATCGGTGATTTTGACTGGTCGGTTTGTACCCATGAAGAGCATACTGTTAACTCGCATTGGATACTCAGCTTTATACTTTTCAGAAATGCCGATTTCCTCGTGTGCAATTATAGAGTTGAGAAGGGTGTTATCTTCAATTCTACTTAAGTCACCGTCATGCTGAATCATTACCAGAGGGTTATCTTTGAATGCGGCAGTCGCGAATGATTTTGACGGGGTAGCTAAGTCTTTAGCATTGAATGTTCCGCAATATCCTTCGAACAGCTTTTGGATGATGTTAAGGATTGTCGACTTACCTGTTCCAGCTTCACCATAGAAGACTAAGAACTTCTGAATCTTTTTAGAGTCACCAGATATAACTGATCCAATGGCCCACTCGATCTTTCGTCGTTCTTCTGCATCATACAGAGTTGAGATGATTTTGTCATAGCCCGGTGTCTTGCCTGCTTTGATGTCGTATGGTAAGGTCTTGGAACGATAGTCCTCTTTGGTTGTCTTCTGGTTTAGGAATGTAATATCAGAATCTAACTGTATTGAAGACGACGGACTAAGCTGGCAATACTTCTTGTACTTTTCCCAGCGTCCATTGTCGAAGTCCCTTAAGTAGTCTTTTTCGATTTTGCTGGTTGTAGTCTTGCTAACTGTTTCATATGCTTCATCGATCAAACGATCTACATAATCAACAACATCGTATTCATCAGTAGACCATCTGTTATTCTTCTCATCCCAGAGAGCATAGAATGCCTTACCTTTACATAACAGGTTATCAACTTTCTTAGAAACAGCAAACGTTGGGTGAATGACCGTGGCATCCCTAGACTTGACATATGAACTCTTAATTGTTACAAAATTCATACTTTTTCCTTTCCTGACCGTTTGGACACAAAAATGTGCTCTCAAAAACTTTTATATATTTTCATACTTTCCTAAAAAGTTTTTAAACTATATAAAAAAATGGGCTTTTGGCCAATAATAGGGTAAAATAGCACTAAAAAGCCACTTTTTCATCAATTTTTGCAACTTGCTGGCCATTTTTATTTTGCGCTTTTTCCTGTCAAAACGCTGTAAATATAGTCTGCATCGTCCCCTTTTACTACCGAAATCAGTTGTAATTTCCCTTTCTGGCCATTTTTTTCACTTTCTCCAGCGACCGATAACCAGCTTTCATGCTTCCCATCAGACGGATTATACTGCAAAATAAGCAGTTTTCCACACTCGGAATTTGGCACAAGCTTGCCAACATAATCCTCATTTTTTCCTGTATTTCCCATAATTACTACCTCAACTTTCTTTATTATTTTTATCTAAATCATCTTGTTATTTACGATGATGTCATGCATTTTATCAGCCTGATTGCCTTTCCAACATGCTACGGCTCGCAATCCAGCACTTTTACCATTCTCAATTTTTTCTTTAGCAACAGTAAAGTAGCTAGGACTAGCACCATCGGACGGATTATATTGGCATATAAACATCTCAGATTTATCCATATTAGGAATAAATTTCTTCGTATTTCCCATAATTTTTACCTCAACTTTCTTTATTATTTTCGCCTATTAACTTCTTTTAACCCACTCGTCAGGATACGACGTAGTATCAGTACTAGATTTACAGCTCATAAAATTCCCGGAACTCTGCTGAGCACTCTCAATCTTTTCTTTGGCATTCGTCATTTCACTAAATGTATTCCTAGACCCTTTATGATTATCATTGGTTGCATCTATGATAGATGCCTTGTCCCAAGGTGCTGGCTTAGACTTTTCCATATATACTTTCTGCCCAATGCCAGTATATAAGGCAAAGCGCGATAAGACCTCGTCTCTAGTCGACTCAGAATGCTTCCATACCAGCTCATTCTTACCGAACGCTTCCCCCAGAATAGTAAGCAGCTTAACATCATTCCTACGCTGTTTGGAAGTACCCATGAACGGCTTTCCTGATTCTTTTTCCATAGTTTCAAGGTTCTTTGTAATTCGTACCAAGGCCTCCAAAACCATATCATGCTGGGCAGCCGAACTGAATCCCTTAAACTCTTCTTTAGTCATTCTCTTCATCCCTCTCTATATTTTTAACCCAGTCTAATTCTCCTGAAGCAAACGCAAATGCAATAGCATCGATCACATCAATAGCTGAATCAGAGAATATACCAGCTGGTACATTCTTCTCTAAATATCTAGCAGCGTTTAATGCGCTAATACGGCATTCGTCACGACTAAGTATGCCTTCTACGCATCTTTCTACCTTAATCTTCTCGAGCTCATGCTCTGTTAATTTGGTGTTAATAACTTTTGGTCCTTTCATAAATGAATTTCCTCCTTATTATCCAACGTCACTTTCTAAATCTTTAACCCAGTCTAATTCTCCTGCTACATATGCTAAAATTACAGGACTGATTAAATTTATAGCACTAATAGAATTCTCACCATACGTTCCATGTTGTTCTAAATAATGAAAAGCATTTAAAACTGCTAATCTATGATCGTTTGGTTTACTGCACAGATCCCTCTTGAGATCCACAAGATGCAGTTCTTCTGATGTTAATCTGCTCATAATCTAATTTCCTCCTTATAATTAGCATTGAGGTACTCGCACATCTGATCCCAGATTTGCATGCGTCTCAAGTTCTTTTTAGTTCCTTTGACCCACCATAAGCTGCCTTCTCCATCCTGCTTATATTGACGTGAAGCACACTTTTTAAGTATTACTTCATCATCTTCAGAACAGTCTAGATAAAGACCAAGTGAGTCAATCATTACGTTAAACCAATGAGGTGTACGGTCTCCAAATTCATCGTTTCCCATAATGGAATCCTCGCAACGAATGGCTAAGCCAACCATCATTTCAAGCCATGAACACTGCTTATCAAGCAATGCTTTTCTGACTTCTGGATAGCTATAGCCATACTCATATGCGAACGTTGAACGAAGATCGACACCGTCTGCAGCTCGGTTAGCGTCAAGCTTATGCGACCATTCGAAGTCTGTTGAGAACAGCCATTTGAACCCCTGAATGTGCTCATTTTTCGCTGGATCAACGGCGATTTTACTTAAAAGCCACTCGAAATAGTCCATTTTGACCCTATTTTTGTCGATTTTTGTCATTTTTTTCCTTTCTAGACTGTTTTTCAGCCTCTTTTTTTGCTCTTTCATATCTGTTGACACTGTGTAATGTGTCTGGATAATAGTATTTTATCATAATGTAATCTCCTCTAAGAATTCTTCATAAGTATCATCCTCGTACAGGATACAATCGATCTTGATACCTTCACGAGCATTCTTTACATACAGCGTATCAACCTCAAACTCACCGAATGAGTCTAAGTTTTCCTCACCAAGCATCTTAATACCGTCCACAATCTCTTCATCGCCATTCTCTGAATATACGGCATGCTCCTTAGGTAAGTAGTTCCATACAACTCGTTTGAGACCATCGTCTTCCATGTACTCGCTAGGATCAATCACAACTGGACCCATTGCGCTGTCTACCTTATCCTCTACGTCGATTTCGTCGATTTCATCGATGCCTGGAGTCCGAATTTTGGCATAATTTATCTTTTCTACCCTGGCATCAGCCTCTTCTTTACCTGTATCTACACTGGAAATGCTCTTTTCTGTGGCTGAAGCGTACTTTTTCAGTGCTTTTTCAGCATCTTTTTCCAGATTTTCATTCATTTCCTTAAGATCCTTACTCTTTTCCTCGGGTTTTTCCTTGTGAGTAGCCTCATAATCAGCCTTAAACTGTTCAATTTCCTTGTCAATGTATACTTCACAGGCCTGTTTCATCCCAAAATACATTCCTACAGCACCTGCCGCTACTCCTAATACAAAACTTAATACTACTTTTCCACTCATTTATTTTTCCTCCTTTTTATACTGTCTATTGATAAATGTATTAACTAAGCATCTGGTATCTGTACTGAACAAACATCCATTGCATCTGAACTCCGGATCTCCATTAGACTCCGGGTTCTTATCACAATAATTCTTTTTAAACTCTACTAAACATTCTTTTGCTGTCATTTTTTAATCCTCCTTAAGATACTTAGTATTAGACAAATCGATTTTCAACGATGCGCGATTATCTCCACTGTCGATAGATACATTATATCCTGCATTGCTTAAGTAATCTGCAATCTCATTTGCTATTTTCTTTCCATCCCTGGTAGCTGTATCAACTCCAAAAGAAACTAAATCAATTGAGATCTCGTAATCGCATGCCTTTGGCTCTGCCTTGCTCATATCAGCACCTAAAATCCTAACGTCACTAGAATCTTCAATAGATCCATCGAGAGATTTCCAGAAACTACTATGGCATTTATTACAAAAGTAGCAATATCCTTTAACGCCATCGATGTTTTTCATCGGGATTGATCCTACTTTGCCACCACACTTAGCGCATCTCATTTTGACTCCTCCTGTTCTTCCGGCTTAACCCAAGATACCAACAACGCAGCGTAATGCTCGTCCCCAGAAATTACAGAATGATATCCTAAGCTCCTTAAATATCCAATGATTGCTATAGTGATTTTGTGGCTTTCATCCTCAGAAATAGCAAGTCCACGGGCTGCAAGTTTAATAGAAGCATCGTAATTACCTACTTTAGCTTCTTCTAAAATCTTCCGTTCAATTTCGTCGAGATATTCTTTGCACACATCATTGACAAAGCTAATATTATAAGCTTCTTTCGCACTGATCATCTTCTCTTACCTCTCTTTCTGTTGCACATGGCCATACCAAAATCACTAATAGGTACATACTCCTTATTATACGCTGGGTTGTCTTTACACATATACCTGCATGCTCCCTGATTTCTTACCTGAATATAACATTCGTCGAAGTAAGGACATGATCGCTCCTCTTCAGTGTACGTACGATCGTCCCTAGACGTATGCTCAAACTCCTGCATAATAACCTCCCTAGTTCAATGTTACTGCCCATGATACTAATATAGCCAGAGCGATACATATAATTGTAATCTCTGAAACAGTATCCATGTCATGCTTCTTGAAGATGTATTTTACTGTATGTATTACAGCGGCCGCGATAGCAACGCCTAACAAGAATAAGCTTAAAGCTCTAAAGAATATAAATATAATTGTAAGTATGCTATTCAATTCTCATCACCACCCCTGTCTGGATGTTCACATAATACCTGTGATGCTTGTATACTACCAAGTCTCCATCCCAATCTCCACCTGTGAGATAAAGTTTCTTCATAATTGCCGGTTTTCTGAACCAATCGATAATTCTCCTCATTTCAATTCCTCCTAATTTTCGAAAAATGAAAGGAGATGCAAACGGGATATGAACCCGCATCTCTGGTATAGGGTATACCAGTGCACTGCTATTGTGCTACTACGCATCTCTTCTCATTATAAGCTTTGTTTTTTATGCGAGTTATTCAGGTTTGTTCATTGGAAAGTTTTCATCCCTAGACATTTTTATCCAGTTGTAGAATCGCTCAAAGCAATTAGGGCAAAGATCCATAACTGCTGGCATGTCAGTAAGCTTATCGCCACTCTGTGTGCTTAACTGAGAAGCTGACGCCGGAAACTTGTTTTCTCCAGCATTGTTTTTCCACCATACAGTAATGCCATCATATACCGGGTTCTCTTTTTCACAGTATACATTGCCACATAAATCGCATTTACAAATTCCTCTCATTATTTGTTCTCCTCCTTAAATGATTTAATCCAGTCGCAGAACCGTCCAAAGCAGGCAGGACATACATCCATCATCTCTGGAGATCCTTTCATTGTTTCTCCATTCGGTTCAATAATATCATACTTTCGGTTTCCATGCATAGTAGTGCCAGTCTCTTGATCAGTATACCAAATCATGATTCCATCATAGTTCTTGTTCTCATCTTGGTGATACACTTTTCCACAAATATCACATTTACAAAATCCAATCATACCTAGACCCCCTTAAAATTCTTTATAGTATTTTGACGTAAGCTTCTTGATTTTCTTAACAAATGACTTACTCTTGTTGCTTTTAGCATAGCTAGTTTTGTCAGTATAATCTTCAAAATCAATATCGTATTCACTGCAATAATTCCATGTAGAAGTAACATATACACTTTCCCTAACGTTTCCGCCATAAGCATTGGATGCTGTATAATCCACCTTCCAAGTGATTGTCCTGTAGCCATCAAGAATTCCACATGCTGCATACACTTCAAAATTATCCTTATTTAGCACATATTTAACCTTACTAATTTTCTTTATTTTAAATGAATCTGGGTTTAACAGTTCACTATCCTGGAAAACAGCCAGTGTATAAGATAAATTCTTATCTGCCTTGGTATATTTAGTTTTTGCATTTACTGGCTGAACTATAGTCAAACATACAATGACTGCAAGTAATAAGTATAACCCTTTACTAATTTTCTTCATTTTAAATTCCTCCATTTTTATTCTGCTCTTCTTCACGTCTCTGGCGCATAAAGTCATTGAGCTGAATAAGTATTTTCTTTTCAATCGTATCGCCGATACCAGGTATGGTTGTAAGTCTGTTATACTTAACCCATTCAATCAGCTCTTTAATGTCTTTAGCTCCTCTTTTAACTAAGAATTTTCTAGTTCTAGGTGTAATTGACTGTAGGTATCTGAGATCGTATGGATCTTTATAGACTTCTTCACCACGGAATAGCCGTACCTTAGTAATTATCTCATATATTCGCTGTGTAGAGACATATTCGTCCATCGCTATCATGCGAACGCTGTCTCCACTCTGCCAACGCTTGAATATTGCCAGATCGCGTTCCGTTACAGTCCAGTTACTCATTTTTCTTTTGTCGCACATAGAAGAACCCCCCTATTCCATTACTTTCTTTATAGCAATATCAATTGTGTTCTTAATAGGCATACGCATATCTGCCGCATTGTCGAGTTCTTTCTTCTCTACAGAGATGCTGAATCCTAATTTATCCTTAACAGAATCGAAATGAACTCCTAATCCTGTTATAGCTACACCTGTTTTGATACCGGTTTCAGACTTAATATTGTTGAGCCCTTTATAAACCGCCCTTACTGAGTCAAAGACATTGTTCACAATATCATGCTCTACTGGATCGTCTTTAGGGAAGCTAACACTTGCACCGTCAGTTGTAACCTCGATGTTTGCTTTCAGCTGAGAGTTTGTCTCAATTTTATTGATGTATGCATAGATGTCGGATATATCTTTAGCCACACACTCAGTCCCGCATCTCACTGAATCATCTATTTTGAACAGTAAGTATGTGTCATATGTCTTAGCATCTTTGTACAATACAACCGACTTGATATCATATATTTTGTCATCTAAACTGAAAAGACCAAAAGCATCAATGATCTCCTGTTTAGTGTTAATGTTTAAAGCGTGTAAGATATTTCTCCATATCATTTGCCCTGTGAGGACACCATCAGTGCTATTGATAAGCGTCTCAAATCGTCTGAGCAACACGTTAACGGAATCCATCTCCTCCCGTACAAAGTCACTGTCTAAGTATATTGCGTTCTTCATTTCTTTTTCTCCTTCTTTACAAATATATTTGCCAGACATTTACTGCATAAGTTTTGCGTTGGTACGCCTTGAAAGAACTCTAACTCTGTAAGTTCGTTTTCCTCACATACCTCACCGCATCCATCACATCTATACACTGTAACCTCCATGATTATACTTCGTAGCACCATAAACTTTGTTAAGCATCCTTTTCATTTCCTCGGCTGTCATAGATACTATGTCACTTTTATTGCTTCCTATAGGCTGTCCAATATATGCTATAACTGGCTTACCCTTGAACTTAAGCTGGCCATCCATAGTTAAATCGGTATTGTACTTGTAAAACGCGTGATCCTTGAAATACTCCACAATGGCATCCATATGTTCAATAGCAATGAAGTCTGCATCTGGGTTTTTGTTATATTCTGTCGCTACAGCGATTGAAGCGGTTGCTATATAGCATGTATAATGGCTATTGTAATTTGTAGTACTCATTTTGACTCCTTCCTACGGCCCTAGACCGCCCTTAGTAGCACCACTGCTGCCAAGGGTAATCTAATACACCGTCTCTAAGCATTATCTGTTCATCGATTCATCTCTGGGATACTTCACCGTAAATACAACCATCACAGTTGAAGTCGATTAACAGTGTTCTCTCATCTTCACCAGTTTCTTCGTTCGGTACCATGACCCATTTGGTCAGGAACGTTACGTTGTTGTCGAACTTGCCATAATCTGGATCTTTCTGGCTTCTGTATCGCCAGCCGTGTGTCAGACCAATGTCAGTAGGCTTCAGACCGATCATACGGTATACATCATTCAGTGTCAGGATGCCTTCACATTTTAATCTGGTATCTGCTTCCTTCTCGCGCTGTGCAAGCATGAATTCATTTTGAGGATTGTCGTTGAACCATTCTGTAGAGTTCTCTCTATTAAAGAGTCTTGCGTACGGTGAACCACCAAAGTTCCGGATGATCTCCTGCTCCTCAGTTACCTTCTTTTTCTCACCTGTCTCTGGATCTGTCTCAGTCTTTTTGACTACTTTCTTTTCAGAACCATACAGCATTTCCTGGTCAACTTCTTCGCCATATTTGTTGATCACATTTTGACGGTATGTCTGGTAAGCCTTAGCAATTGCTGCACAAGATGCTGCTAATGCTGCCTGACGCTGCTTCATAATATGATGAGATCCAAGAATAAGACCGATAGATACTGCTTCGAGAATTACAGGTCCTGCATAGAGCTTAACGTACTGTAATGCTGTTTTTCTCTTTAACAGAACCATATCGTTAGCTGCATCCTCTTTTGTGTAAGGTCTGTCAAGAGAGTCTGGATCTTCTTCATATTTTGCTGCTGTCTCTACAATTTTCTTTTTTGTCTCTTCTTCGTTACTCTTTACTGTTGCTACCTTGAGCGTAGCTCTCTGTGTTGTAATCAGAGCTCCAATACCTGCTCCAATACCCGCAAATAACATGATCTCCGGAGAGTTCATCTTTGTCCAGGTCTTAGCGTGACCTAATACTGTTGATACGCTGGTTACAGCTGTGTTTAATACTTTCATTTATTTGTCCTCCTTATTTACAATTTCTAAATACTGGTCTCTCCAATTGAATACGTTGGTTAAGCAATATGATCCAAAACCGATTCTATCGTCATCCTCGCCAAGCAGATGGTAAAGAATTTCGAAATACGGTTCTTCTTTTGTTCCGGAAACGATGATAATCGCCTTATCAACTTTTGCTTTGTCGGCTTTTACAGTTGCCGAATTTTTAGTTCCCATTTTGAATTCCTCCTTCTGTTAGAAATAAGCATACCATTCTTCGCCATTTAAACGATCCACATAATCGATGACATTGTTGTCCTTATAAACGAAAATTAAACCATATTCATCCCCATCCTTAGAAAATACAAAGTTCTTGAAACATTTTTTCCATGCAATGGTTCTTGTGAATTCACCGACTACACCTTTGAAGTTAGGATATGATTTAAGCATAACATATATAATTGAAAACGCTTTAATCTCTTCTTTATTAAGTGCATTAAAGAAATTTCCGACAAACAGATCTCTAGCTAATCGGCTTTCGAATCGAATCAATGTACATGCCCCAGGACACATCTTTGCAGAATAGTATACTTTCATTTTACCAAAATCTTTCGTTTCGAATACAACACACATGTCTTTTGGTTTTGTTTCTTCGGCTTTCTGTTCCTTATAGACAAATATCAATTCATATTTACCATCCGCTTCCTTGATAGCGAATCTGTCATGAACTTTTTCCCATGGTACAAGTTCATCCCAATTGTTCAATTTGTTTCCTTTTGTGAACTTGAACTTCATCTCTAAGCATGCGTCTGCAATTGAGAATTCATCGTATCCTTCACTGAGCATATTGTAAAATACACTCTTGAATTCTTCCGCAGCATCCTTTGTTTCGAAGATTAACTTCGTTGGCATTCCTTTAGGATTCGTTCCTGCGAATATCCACACGTGTCCATACTCGTTTGAATACCATGTGTCCCATAATTGCTCTGCTGCATCACATACTGCATCCATATCCGCAATCAGATAGTCCAGATAATTACGAGCTTTCTTCAGATCTTCTGCACCGTTTTTCTTCTGAAACCGAAGCAAATACTTCATAGCATTCCATAACATTGCGGCCTGCTTGCCTGGCAGGTCCTTAACCACATCATTCAGAATATCAATAGCCTCAACGCCAGCAATATTCTGATAATGATCTGGATGATTTACTTTGTCTCCCATTTTTATACCTCCTTATTTTGTTGTTTCTAATGTAATACTTCTGTTGCACTGTGGACACTCCACGTAAGAATCCAAGAATACTGGTGAGTGTTTAACGTCTGGCAACTTATAATGACTGTGCTTAATATCTTCTTCCTCATAAGAGAATCTGCAGCCACAGTATTGACACTTCGTTACTTTTTTAGTTCCTGGTTCAATAATTTTAATCATTAGTCAAGTTCCTCCAATCTCGGCATCTCTAAGACATATCCGCCGTCTCTAGACTTTCTAATATGAGCTCCTCCAAGTTCATACCATCCATAATGGAAGTCGTTTGCCTGTGTCGGAATGCCGAGTGACTCGTATACATCTCCGACTGATACAGAATCATACTTGTCAAGATACTCAGTTAAGGTATCAAGAGTTAAATCTGCATCTGCTCGAGTGTCAAATCGGATGTTGTCCATATCGTATCTAGCCCGTCCTCGAGGAGCCGATCTACGTCTACGGTCACCAAACCTGTCATCGTACGATACTCGCTCTACACTGCCACGACTGAAACTACTACGCCCACGTGATCTGCGTCTTGTATCTCCATAGAATGCCATATTGATAGCGCCTTCGACCATGTCTACGAATGTGTCTTTTAATGCTGGAATTAGAACATCATTAAAGATATACGATCCAACACCTCCGGATTCATCGCTTAAGAATGTTTCTCCGAATTTCTGGCTCAGTGATTTTTTCTGAGTTGTTACTCTATTCTTTACTACTTTTTCAATCTTATGACGCTCTTCAGCTTTGGTAGGTTTTTTCTTTGTTGCCTTAGCGCCTGTAGCGATTGAATTACTTTCCAGTCTTTCCATTTTGACTCCTTTCTAAAACAAAAGTCTAAGACCATGTTTCCATGATCCTAGACCCAAGATTTCCAATCTTTTAAGTACTACTTTTCGTTTTCAGTTTCATCCTGATCCTCATCAGTCTCTTCAGGTTCCGCTTCACGATAGTCTGCATCTTTAGAGTCTTTAAACTTCTTCAAGTCGGCTCTCTTTTCTTTTACCTTCTCGACTAACATCATGCCTCCCTTAACTGCCGCTTTTCCAAGCGTGTAAGTTCCAACACAAGCTAATCCAATCAGAGCAATTCCAAGTTTACCTAATGAATCATCATCCTTAGATTCCTCAGTTGCAGGCGTTGCGTTAACGTCCTCTGATACCAATACCTCTGTGTTCTCATGTAATTCTGACATACTTTTGTCCTCCTTAAATTTTTTGGTATATCTCTCATTATAATATATGATTTTTTTGCGAGTCTACATTAACTCACGATAATCAAACCTCGGATTTGCGAAATATCCAATTGTCAGACATGGCTTCCCATTTCTCAATGTTGAGTCAAACTGAACATCTACATAAGTGTCTGGTGACCATCCTACGTCGTCTCCTACTTCTACATGATTTGCATTTACTTCATCATAGAATTCGTTAAGAGATATAAACATCTCACCGCCAAGGAATCGATCCTTTATCTTTCCAACGGCCTGCAGTATTTCTTCTCTTGTCGAATAGAACACATTACCAGTATAGAGGTCGATACAAACCTCTTTTCCTTCTGGCATGCCATCGAACTTTGACTCTGGGATCTCTTTTACCCGCTCGTCTCTAGCAGCTTTGGTAGCTTTGACATCTGTCTTTGGTGATACTTTGGCTACATTTCTACGATATCTGTCATATGCATTAGCCGTAAACTCGTACATCGCTGTCATAGCTGTAAGTCTAGCTGTGCTGATCTTATATGATCCGATAAATGCTGAGATGCTTAAAGCCCCTAAAATCACTGTAGGGACATAGCACTTCCAACAAGACTTTACGATTTGCTTAGGTCCAAGTTCCTCGAATCTGTACTCCATGTCAGATTTTGCCACGGACATTGGGAGATCTTCATATTCGATATCTCCTCTCTCATATCTGTTAGCAATCTCATCATCCATTTTGTCAATTGCCATTGGCGTAGCTTTAACCGCACTGATTACAGTAGCAGCTAATCCTCCGATTCCAGCAATCATAAGAAGCATTGGTGCGTTCTTATCGGCAATGACTGGAACCTTGTTTGCCTCCTTAATTAAACTGTTTAATAAACTCATTTTGTTCTCCTTTCTTATATAAGCATACTTGAACTGTATTCCATATCTTTGAACCAGCCTTTAGCTTCTCGTTTCTCCGCTTTGGTTTCCATGAATAACCCATGCGGTAAATCAAGATACCGTATATAGTAACCCTCAGTGTTTTCAAACGGCACAAGTTGAATATCAACCCATTCATTTGTCTTATCATTCTCGTCCATATCGATCTTAGACCAACCTACAACGCTTCCAAAACTTGTTGGATGCAAATCAAGATCGTATCTAAACTGATCGTAAGTTACCGTGTGAGCAGGGCTTAATGTTAATTTCCTATTTAGCTTTAATATAGCTGATTCTACTGTCGCCTTATCAGCGTAGAAACCCTCATCAGTCAAGCTATCAATGAAGAATGTTAATCCAGTTGTGTCTACAAATTTTGATTCCTGCTCAGATACTGTTTTCGTAATTGGAGTTCTGCTAGCTTTCCAAATATTTTCTTCTTTTTCTTTGCCTACCTCGTGTACTACTTCTTCTCTATATCGCTTAAAATTTGCCTGCAAGAGACTCATAGCTCCTGCTAATGCAGCCAGCTGTTTCTTATTTAAGAAGTTCGATCCAAAGATACAACCTATTGTAGCAGCGCCAACTACAATAGACGGAGCATAAATCGGAGCTACAACTTTTACCTCTTCAATAAATGTAAGCTCTCTATGCTTCTTTTTCTCAACCTCATCAACTTTAAGTGTTGCTTGGATAGATGCTTTATTTGTAAGAATATTTGATAGTACCACACCTACAGCCGCACCTATAGATAATATAGTAGGCATGTTTCTTTTAATAAAATATCCTACCTGTTCAGTGTTCATTTTGACTCCTTTCTAGAAAAGGTAGAGGACCTGAATTAGTCCTCATCCTCTTTTTTGTCGGTTGATTCTAAAGCCTTTACTTTCTCATCGACTGCCTTATCGATGCTTAACTGTGTTAAACAGATTCCTAAGAATCCTGCTAATGCAGTGCATCCGATCTGACCAATCTTCAATAAAGTTTCTTTGCCCATTTTATCACCTCCTATTATATGAAATGAATTATCTGCGATGGCGTCTTTCTGAAATCATCAGTACTATAAACGCCGTTAAAAATGCTAATAAGAATGTATCCATGTGATCAGCTCCTAATAAATATTAATATGATCTACTTCGCTTTGCCATTGTGGGTAGGCATACGCACAACTACCATGCTCCTTAACCTCACTAGACAGACTAGACTCATTGACGACAAACTCAACAATTGATCCATTGGCATTTTGACGTCTCGTAGAATCAGTATCTTTATCCGATTTGCAGTCTGCTAATATCCCTGTTATCGTTGTACCGTTCTTTAACACAATATCAATGTATTGCCCGACGTGTGTAGTGTAATATGATCCAACAGCAATACACCATCTTCCCTCGCACGTCCAAATACCAGATGAGTCAAGTCGATAGTCTTCTTTCATCTTATGCTGGTCCGTCCCTACACCCTTAATGCAATCTGCATCCATGTATGAAAAGAATCCATTTTGACTCGGAACTGACTTTGTTTCACCTATTGGTGATCCTACAACTGATGTATCATTATCTTCCACGGTGACAGCTGGCTCGAAATGATATGGAGACATATAAGTATCTTCTAACTCTGCAGTCTTTTTCTGGAGTTCTTTTACGATCCTGTTAGTTTCTTCTTGCTGCTTTACGTAGTCATATTGCATCCATGCTCTAAATGATCCAAGTATCACGATCATTATGACACAGACTATGAACATCTTATCTTCCCTTTTCAATTTCCTCTCTCCTTTCTAGAAAAGCTTAAAGGCCATGTTTCCATAGCCTATAAACTTCGTTCCTTATTATTTTGTGTTTCTGTCATGAAATTCTACTAAAGCCTTAACGACTTCAGCATTTTCAATGTTATCTCTAAGCATACGATCGTGAAAATCACTCATGCCTTTCTGCCATCCGTTTCTGTATGCTTCTGCATTTGTCATGCCAATGTACTTTCCAATCATAGCACCACAAGCACGACCAGCTGCAACCGCAACTATAGTCGTAGCGCAGAAAGCGATGATATCGTCCTTATGCTCAACAACATACTCTTTTGCCTCGTTAAGTTTCTGTTTAGTTTTTTCTTTCATTTTAATTCTCCTTTCAACTTAAAACAATAAAGTTCTCATTATAGACTAAGAATTATTTGCGAAAAGCTTAAAGGCCATGTTTCCATAGCCTATAAACTTAACTTTCTTGTTTCTCAGATCTTCGTCTTTGGAAAGATCCCCGGAAATGCCTTACTAAGTATTGCACCTCCATTACCTTCGAAGACCATCACCCCGATGCTAAGGCCGGCCCAAGCGGCCAGCGTTACTCCAGATTTGATCAATTCCAATTTTGAATTAGTTTTGGACTGCTCCAATTCGCGTTCTCTAATGTCGAGTTCTCTTTCTTTGTGATCAAACTCTTTCATTTTGATATCACGCTCCTGTGCGAGCTTGTCTTCTTCCAATTTCAATTTGTAGAAGTTCACCAAATTGTCGGCAATGCAATTTCGCTCGTCTCCAATCTTTTCATCGAAGAGTTTATTGTCCTCTTCAATAATAGTCTGCTCTAATACCTCTCTTAAGTTTTCAGTTCCTTCTTCTCTTGCCATATTTGACTCCTTTCAATATTATAACAATAAAGTTCTCATTATAGGCCCTGTTTTATTTGCGTCTCTGACATACGTCTAACTTCGAACGTTACTGTATCAGATTCATACATCTCTTTAAGAGAGTCTTTGCCCTTAACCTCAAGAGCACAGTAGTATCCTTCTCCTTCCTCGTCCCTAGCCATTTTGATGATGCCTGGGCAAGACATTTTCGTTACGTTTTTGCCAACATGCATACCGACAAGGTAGCCAATAGTTACACATATAATACATACTAATATGTTCATTTTAATTCCTCCTTATCTTTTATATCCTATCGCTATACCATCGTCATTGACTATAGCTTCGACATCTCCGCATCTAATACTTCCTTGAACTGCAGCTGCGTAGGAAAACTCTGCGAGCGCTTTTTGGAATTTGTCTGGTGATGGTCTTGTCTCTTGTGAAAATAAATATCTAGGGATAGAGGTGCGATCATAATATTTGACTCTTTTCGCATAGTTTTTCACCGCCTTTTTGAATGCACATACTTTATAATATTGGTACCATTTATAGCGTACATAAAAGCTTACTTGATCTGGTTCGAAGATAATTGTATCTACATGCCACCCAATATCATCCAAAATATGATTGATAGTATCTGGTACCTGGCCTACTCTAGGGACGATTATACATGTCTTAAACATTACATTTCCTCCTTCATAGCTTTGAATAACTGATTAAAGCTGTCATCATTGAACTCAACTGTGTGGTAAATATCTTTAGAGATGTCCCTCGTATCGACTGGAATTTCCTTTGGTAACTTACCAGCGATTAACGGGCTCTTGCCTATTGTCTTCATAACTGAATTCAGCTCGATATATTTTGACAGCTTTACAGCCTTGAATCCAGACAAGTCAATAATGCCTGTTCCAACGTGAATATCAAAGATATTGTTGTCCAGGTACACCATCTTCTTATCAAGTTCTCTTGCTGAGAATGGAATAATCATACTCTGATCATTGTCCCGGTATAAGAATACAGCTGACATCATGCCTCCACAATTCGGAACCAACCGAATAGAATTGCACTCAGATGCTACCTTACTCTCGTAGAAATGACCGTCCAATCCAACAAAATCTTCAACATACTTTACTACCATTTTTGTATCCTCCTTTAATTTAAAAAATATAAAAGGAGAAGCCTATGTAGGCCCCTCCTAGTTTTTGTGATGTTTTTTCCAGATATGTTTGATGATAGCATAGATTATCAATCCTGCCACTATCACATCTCCGAAAGTGAATAATATTGAAATACCTCCTGCTAAAAGCAGTGCTATTCCAACTACTATCACTCCTAATAAAATAGCTCCTAAAATTGCTAATGTAATCATCTTACATTCCTCCTTTCATCTCATTATACACTATGAGATTTTTGCGAGGCGTTCAAGCTCATCCATTACGAGGTTAATTCCCTCAAGTTTACCTGTTAAGCGTTCCGTTTCCATAAGAATATGTAACCATTCTACTGAATCTTTATCCGGTAACGCTTTTGCTTTCTGGTTCAATTCTTTTGCTCGTGTTAAGATTTTCTCTGCTTCTTTATTTGAGAAATCAATCATAGCTATTAACTTACTGTGTGTTAAAATTTCGTTTAATGTCATTTTGACTCCTTTCTAGAAAAGCTTATAGACCATGTTTCCATAGTCTATAAACCTTATTACTACTCATTATTTTCTTGGTTTTCTTACTCCATAATTGTATGGTTTTTTCATACTAATCACCTCCTTATAATAATGTTTAGTTCTCATTATAATGAATGAAATATTTGCGAGATAAAAGAAAGAGCCAATGTTTCCACTGACTCATCCTAGTTAGAATAGTAAAGCTCCTATTCCAAGACCGATTCCTACCAGTGCAATTACCGGTCCTAAAATCGCTAATGTAATAAATACCTTTACTATGTTTGCTAAGAATTCTTTCATCTTTTAGCTCCTCCTTTCTTCCTATTATAGGAACAGAATATCTTGCGAAAAAGGAACGGGCTTTGAATCGCCCGCGTCCCTAGACCTCTATTTAGTTTTTGTTTTGATTTTTTTTCTTTCTGTGATCGAAATACGTCTGCAATTGGAAATACTCCCAAACTGATGCGAAATATCCAACGACACTAAATGTTATTCCGATCCAGATACCTACATTGTAGATCATCCAGAATCCAATGAACATTAGTAACGTTGGTGCGCATACAAAGCTTAAAGCTGACGCCAATGCAAATAATTTTTCTAATCTTTTCTTCATATCAAATTACCTCCTAAATGTTTAATCTTCATTATAATGCGTGAATTTATTGCGAAAGAAGAGAGGACCTGAATTAGTCCTCATCTTCATCGTCATAACTAAACATAATTGCTACCAAATATGCAACAATGCCAGCTCCAAATGATATTGCTGGATTCATAATTCCTACCATAGTAAGTACTGCAATTATAAGTACTGCTACTGGGAATATACAAATTAACCATCTTCCATCTTTGAATATCTGTAATAAGTTTTTCATATTTATGTACCTCCTTATAATAATGTCTCTAGTTCTCATTATAGCAGTGGAAATATTTGCGAAAAAGAAACACGCCCTGAAAATCCAGCGATACTCTGACGTCCCTAGACCCCTCGCATGTAAAGTCTAGAGACGTCGTATGTATGCTACTGTCTTTTTGTCGAAGCAGCTTTTCGCTTGTTGTGCTGACTTGTGCTAATGCCAAGCAGAGCACCAAGAAAAGTGTCAACAGCAGTAATAGTTCCAACAACCTGGTCTCCGTACGGAAGTCCCCAGATGGTAGCAAGTGTGAAATAAAGAGTACCAATCGCTGGTAAGGCAATTAATGCAATCCATTTAAGAATATCATACTGTTTATTTGTTAACTTCATTTTGACTTTCTCCTTCCGATATTGGTGGTACGGTAAATATTTTGAGTCGGTTGACTCCCTCCATAACCCTCTTTGCTGAGCCATTTCCGCCTAGGGCTTTGTACGGTTCATAAAGGTAGTCGCTCAAATTCTCATATTCATCTTTTGTGATCCATCCACGTTCAATGTACGTCATTCCTAATGCTACAATGCGGTCGTGGGCCAGTCCAATGAGCATCTGACTTTGTAATGATTTTTTGTCATCTTTTTTCTGGAGCCAAGCCCAGAATCCCGAGGATGCAATAACCGAGCACAACACAGTGACAATTATCGATACGATGCTTTCCATAATTTCCTCCTTATGCGATTACTCTATCAAGTTCATAAGGAATAAACATCCATGCGTCATTACCTAATACAGAATAAGCTATTGAAAATATCTTAGTTCCATAATCGGCTATAAAGTTGCAGACCCATTCTTCAGCCCATATCCAATATTCCGGCTTTACAACCTTATGAATATCGTCTAGCAAACTGTAACTAACAAGAGCGCAATGACCTAGCTCATGGATAAGAACTTTCATAAGGAGTGCACCAGATAAGCTCCTCGACATGAAAATAGTTGCAAGGTTTGGGTCTGTGGTGGCTAATGTCATTTTTCCAGTCCTATCCATGAGCATTTTGTCATTTGGGTTTACGAACTTTATCCTCCATAAATATCCATTCATTGAGAATCTGTCCATAATCGCAGTTCTCTTTAGATACTCATGCCGTCTACTAATGTAGAAAGTTCGGTTTTCATTCTGCGTTTCAATTCAGGGCTGGCTTCGCTCCAAATGTCACGCATAGAGATAATGGCCTTCTCGACATGTTCTTTTCCACGCTCTTCCATTTTCTCTTTGTCTTCTGATGAGCCAGTTTTTGTGTAATGTTTTCTTGCATCAGACCAAGAATCATACGCAGCACCATAAGTGCTAACTGGCTTATTCATCATTTTTGGTTCATTTTGATCCATATAACCGTAACGGAGCTTCATCTGGTCTGCGAACTCTGTTGGGTCGCCTGTTAGATACTGCTGCATAGTGTAGTCTTCACCTTCTAAATATGGCATATATCCATATCTAGATCCGTGCCCAGCTGAAGCGTATCTACCGCTAGAGGCGTATCGATTTGGGTTGTAACCGTAAGACCCATCTCCCATAGCCTCCACAATCGATTTGTAGTACCTTGACTGCATGCAGTAGTTCTCAGCTTCATAAATATCTTTGATCATATCAACGACTTCGCCCATTTCATGAGCATCTACACACTCGATTCCATGAGAAAGCTGTTCCTTGACTGAATCTACAAGAGTTGCCTTAATAGAACAGAGATCTTTCATCTTTTCCATTTTGACGACACCTCCTTAGGCAAGTCTACGGACAATAAAAGCACTATTAGCAGCGACAGTTACGTCCGTAGTACCAGTATTAGTCACGGTTATACGATCATAGTCCCCGCAACAATTCTTGATTAATGTCGAGGTAGCTACGTTATTAGAAGCATTGGCAGCTCCTGGAGTAGCAACCATAGTTGTCTCTGGCATCGTTGCTCCTCCTAATTGGAAAGCAAGCTGTACAGGAGTGCCTGCGACAGCGCCCGAGATGTTACCAGCAAAAGAAGCTTCATAAATGCCATTAGCTCTCATTTTGACAGATCCAGTGTTTGCTCTATGACACTCAGCGCAACCTGTCTTAAGAAGAACTTTGTCAAAGGTAATGGACTGACCAGCAGGTAATACCTGAGCAGTAGTATTTGATAATTCAATCATTTTATAATACCTCCATACAAGGGAGAGCCCGTTTCTAGACCCCTCCCTAATCATTTTGACGTTAATTAGCAGCGATATCTGAAAGACTTGGTGCACTACCCATATTAAACATAATTACTTCCTCCTTATTTTACATGGAAAAACTGTTCTGCCTGTCGGATAGCATCTTCTTTACTTACTCCCATAGACTTACAAATGTTCTCTGCAATCTCCTGCCCTTTTTTCTCATCGCCAGATTGAATAACATTAATCATACTTTGAGCATTAGGGTTATTAGCAATATTAGGATTCTCCTTTAGAATCTTCATTGCCATTTGCTGAATACATTGACTTATCATTCTTCTTGTCCTCCTTGAATCGCGACTTATTTTGATGCCCTTGCCGTTTGAGCATATTCTCTATTCTGTCAAGCTGAGCTTTTAATTCTCCGGTGTTATCGCTATTTTGGCACTCTGATTGAGCCTGCTCATTCGAACTTATAGAATAGATAATACTTTGCAGAACACCATTGCTATTCCATTGCTTAGCAATAACCTTCTTGCAATCCTCTGTCATAAACAGACAAATACTGCCATCCATTGGTATTTCTGCAGGCACAATATCCTGCTCTGAAGTTACAATCCTTCCTCTGATTGGAATAATTGGCCGTTGATTTGCCATTGCGTTTGCCAGATTAGGCTGCCCTACAGTCTGGTTATTCATAACTTGGGGATTATGAATAAGTTTTGGTCCTCCATTCCAATTTGGTTGGTCTACAGGACCCATAGGCCGTCGCATTCCTTGGGCGTCGATGTTTGGTGTATAATCCATAGCAAAACAGCTCCTTTCCTATTTTGATTTAAAAGTTCTTATCCCTAGACACAAACGAGTAAAAGTCTAGAGATATTATTTAATTTTCTTTTAACGTCACTTGGACGGTTGAGAATTACTGCAATGGCATCACCTCCCCAAACCATTTTGATTTATGTCAAATACTCGCTAGTAGCCTCCGATTCCGAACTGTCGCCGTCTGTTGTACTAACTGGGTCATTCTTGTAAGCTCTGATAGTAACGTCATTAGATAATCCGTCATGAATCTCAATGACGTTGTCCAGCTTGAACCCGTCGAATGTAGTGACATTTCCATTGTCGTCTGTAATCTCCATATGAGAAATATTGTCTGCATTACGAGCAGTAGAAGCGATTCTGTCAAACACTGCTGGGGATTCGTATGTTGAAGTAATGTTCAGATAAGTTCTACCGGACTGATTCTGAGCATACTCTCTTGTAAATTTTCGAATATCAACTGTCGTTCCATTTCCAAATTTAAGTTTCATTTTGATCCTCCTTACTTAATTCTTTAAGCATGTTAAGTTCTTCTTCTCCAATAATCGGAATAGCCCATTCATCAGGGCAGTATATTTTGAATCTCTGTTTCCACTGTTTTTTACGATACCACTTATTCCAGAAGTATGCGTTAGCAAGAGATCTGGTCTTGTGCATATCGCAAATATAAGTACAACGAGAATCTGGAGTTCCATTTTCTTGGTAGTTGTACGCAGAGCACCAACTGCAACCCTCGGCAATAGGGCAATAGAAACATTCATCACTAGACTCTGTCCTTCTGTCGATTTTATTTAAGCACTCGACGCACTGCTTATCACACTTTCTCTGTGCAATTCCAAAATTGACGTGGCCAATTCTAAGAGGCTCTCGGGATGTACCTAGACTGCTTTCCATATATCTGATGCATGGGTAAAGCCATCCATCGGGGTCCATTGCTAACATGAAGCCAGTTCCTCCGCACCAGTTTTCAAGATCTGTTTCTTCCTTTGGTTTGAAGAAGTCATTCTCGAATAATGCCATGAAATGGTCATCAGCTAAGTCATTTTCAAGCCAATAATCGGCTAACATTTTGAGCTGCTCATAATAGATTTTCGCGTGCTCCAATGTCCATCCTTTTTCATAAACGACATTCGCATTGATATCTTTGTATCCAAGTTCTACCATATGCTTAATCGCCGAGAATAGATGCTGCACATTACCTGGCGCTATGGTGATCTTAGAGCCCATATAGTATCCCCTTGATATCCAATCACGAGCTCCAGCTACTGCCACATCATAAGACCCAGTACCATCTGGAAAGACTCTACAAGCATCATGCAGAGCCTTATTTCCATCGATGGTAATTGAGAAAGAGAGATTATGCCGCCATTTGTTCAGGAACTTCTGAACCTTAGGCTCAAAATATAATACACCATTTGAGCAAATCGAAATACAGAATTTTGTTGCCCATGGATGCATCAACTCGATAGCTTTATCATAGAAATACGTGCAAATCTGATCAATAAGATCCACGCATAAGAAAGGCTCTCCGCCAATAAACTCAATGATAATACCAGGTGATGTAGAGGCGTCGACGTAGTTACCGAGGCGTTCATCTCCGGTAAGAAGCATATCAATAAGTTTCTTTGCATCTTCGAACTTCATTTTTCTCTTGCCTTTGTTTATCTGGTAACAGTAGGTACAGCACAAGTTACACTCGTCTGTTACTTGAAAAGTCACGGTACGAGATAAAGTTCTTCTGTCAGATGCATTATTTGTAATAATTGTCTCAGGATACAACCTTCCAATCATATCCTGAAACTGTTCAAACTTCTTCATAGGCTTAGCCCTCTAATACGGTAATGTGTACGAGGTGCTCTGAAAAGTCTGTTACTGCCCATCCGAATTTAACATCTTTTCCTTCATGCTCCAGAACACGAGGCTGTAAAGACTTTTCTAACTCAGCTTTAGCAATGTCGTAGGAACACTCAGCCTCTTCAAGCAGTTTGTGATAATGCTTAAATGGTACTGAGTCCAGCACTGAAGCATCCGTATCATCTTTCGCCGACTCAAGCATATGAGCTACAACGTCTTTTCTAGTCATAACCTCGTATGCAAGTCTCTGTAAATAGTCAGCTGTTTCCTTGTTAAGTTCTAATGTAAAGTTTTTCATATTAGTTAACTCCTTTTCTTTTAATAGTTTTTATATTCCTGTTATTTTGAATGGTATTCTAATTACCTTTGACCCCTTAAATATTGAACCAACTTCAGGATAATTTTTAGTAGTGTTATATTTATACCAAATTAAGTTGAACCTAGTGCATTTTTTATTTGCTTGTGTGGTCTCGTTCGGTGATACCATTATTTGGTACCCTTGACCGGCGTTAATGACAAGACCGTTAGCATTCTCAATTGTTGGAGGCCAATAATTATCTGATGATCCAACATGGTTTGGATTATATGTTATGTTCGAATCATTAAGCATTACGAATAGAGGTATTGACAATTTATAGCCTAACTGTTTGAATATGGTGTTGTCAACTACCGTAAGTCCATTGGATAAATCAAACAATATTTCGCTATTCTTTTTATCGTAACGTATCTGTATCCCAAGATCTTTAAGCTCATAATTAGAATTATTAGCATAACCGCCACCTGGAAGCACTTGGTTCCACAATGCTTTAGAGTATATCGGTTTCATCATGCCATTCGCAATCAGATCTACTGTTGGGTCCTCAACCCCCTGTACTACAGCACCAAATGCTTGAGCTTGGCATGTTCCAGTACACGTTGCTGAGCAGGTAGTAGCACATGCGTTTTTACATTGTCCACTACAGCCATTACTACATCCGTCGCAATTTCCAGTACATGAGCCGTAACATCCAGAACCACATCCGGAACAACCGATACAGCTACCGGAACAACCGTGACAGCTACCGGAACAACCGCTACAGCCGATATAGCATCCACTGGTGCATCCGCTACATTGGGAAGCACAGTCCCCTTCACAGCTGCTTGTACATCCACTGCATCCACTACATCTGGAATTACACCCACTACATCCACTACATCCAGAACATGATGAACATGATGAGCATGAACTAGCACAGCCAGTGCAACTATAGCATGTAGCACAAGATGAACCTTTTCCATTCGATGAGCATGAGCTTGAACAAGATCCGCCACATCCTGCACACCCAGAACAACCTTCACAAGACCCCTCGCATCCACTACATCTGGAATTACACCCATTACATCCACTGCTACCTCTACAATTACCGGAGCACGAAACACTGCATCCTGTACAATTACTTCCGCATCCGCTCGAACAACCTTCACAATACCCACTACATGCGCCACATCCACTTGATCCACTGCCACCAGATCCACCAGATCCGCTACATCCACCAGAACAGCTGCTACATCCGCTACATGTGCTGCCGCACGTCCCTACGCATAATCCAGAGCATGCTCCACGACATGAAGAGGTAGCCCCATCGATTGGCTCTTGAGATAATGAGTCCGTATAAGACAGTAATTCATTATTGAACGATGATGGGATCTTAGAGCCCGTCTTAAGATCGGCAGTATTCAAATTACCATGGTCTTTAATGTTCAATAAAGGCTCAACTACTTTTTTACCTTGGTCCGCTGTGACTTTAGTTCCGGATGTAGGAGTTGTGGAGAAGTCGTACGATGCAGATGCAAACCCAGTCATAGAACCATTATATGCTCTACGTTGCATTTCAGTTTTTACCTTGGCTTTAAGAGTGTTCATTTCTGCCGCGGTAAGAAAATTAGGCATTATCTTCACCCTCCTTTTTAAAAACTTTATTTGATTTTTCCTCCCGGGGATTTTTTATATCTCGTTTTTCGTTATCTTTCGTAAAATGATCATTTCCCGATAAATACATTATATATTACCCCCTATTTTGAATTATCCCCACGTCGCTGCTAATGGTACCCAGGCAGAACCATTATAAAACCTAGCTACACCTGACGTATCAATCCATAAGAGTTTGGTATTGGCCGGGGCAGAAGCACCGTAATGATATCCTCCAGGATCATCCGATCCAACTGGATACCAACCTGGGCCTCCAAAAGACCCATCGTATGGAACGTAAACATACATCATTTTATTATCCGGGTCATAGCATAATTGACCTGGATACGGGGAATATTGAAAGCTATTACTCGAGCCCAAATAAAGCCCCTTAGCAATGTTCCAATGTTTTCCAGCATAAACATATAAAACATTATATTCATCCGGATTAACCCACAGATCACCAACTTTAGGATTTGTTGGTTCAGTTGCTCCATAGCTAACGCCACCAGACTCGGCAGATTTCTTGATTGATTCTAGCATATATTTACCATTTGGCGCATCAGCGTGGAATGACTGAACATTACCTGGAGAGATTATATGAGTAGCTCCGTCAAATGATTTTAGATCGAAATTAGGAAACTCTGTATCATTAGTAATCTTCGTAGTTGAGGTTTGATACTGCTCGATATCAGTAGCTTTTTCTCCTTCTTCTAATTGAACTTGAATTTGGCAGTCGGTTACGGTTATTCCCGATGTAATATAAATGCCTAGTTGATCCTTAGCCCCATCTATTCTTGTAAACGTAAAGGTTGTTGATTTTGTACCATTTGTTAAAGTACGTATAGCAGCTATATCTGTGTTTTTATTATCTTTATTATTTGCTAAGTATACAGATGCTGTACCATTTTCTACGTTTAGAGTCATGGTATATTTATTGCCAATCGTAAGACAAGGAATTAAAGCATCTCTATACAGTGCATAATATGCGGTATCAGATGCTGTCCCAGAAGCATGTATTACTCCTTTTGAATCTACAGTAAACGTTATTCCGTTTGTAGTATACGAAGAACCTCTATAATATGGATACGGAATTAAATTCTTTCCAATCGTCTTAATATCATATCCGGAATATGGGACGAATGGATCATCGGTGTCAGTTACTATCCTAATATTAGAAACGGTCCCGTGAACATCACCAGTGGTTTTATGATATTGAATTATATAGTTGCAACTATGGTTTGTCCAGTCGTAATCATTTTTTGATAAAGTCTCAACATTAGTTACCCAAAGACCATTTTTAAAAATCTGAAAAAATGTATGTAAGGTTCCTTTAATTGTCGTATCATACTTAGCATACAGTGTATTTATAGTATTATTAAATAACTTCTCGACGTGCTCATATAATACAAAACCAGGTTGCACAGTACCGTCGGATATAGTACCGTCTAATGAAATTATTCCTTCTTTAGTGTATGTCATAGTTACACCATGCGAAACGCTTCCGCTAGCTTTGACGTATGGATAAGGTAATAAATTCCTGGTAGCCTTGCCAATCATCAACGGCGCTTCTACAGTACCTGTTAGATCCGTTTTCGTTGACTCGATAAGCGATACTTTCTCTTTACCTAGCTTCTCTGCTTCCAGAGTAAGTTTAGCTCCAAGGTCACCTTCGAGTTTGTTTTTTATATTTTCAAACCACTTATCAAACTCGGTCTGGGACGCCTTTTCCCACTGCTGGAACGTAGACCAGTTAGCATCGTAAGCGGCTTTAATCGTAGCGAACCACTGGTCGTAGCCATTCTTAATACTGTCATACCATTTCTGATAGTCCGATTTTGAAGTTGCTTGCCAATCCGTAATCTCTTTCTTAGCGGCTGTGAGCCAAGCCTGGTAATCCTGCTTCTCTCCATTCATCCATGTATTGAAGTTTGCAGTATTCTCTTCTACGAACCGATTCAAGATATCTTTCCACTGAGGAATAAGTTGTTCGATGCTGATTACCTCGAGAATTCCTGTAACAAATGGACACGCGCTCGTCCCTACACAGTTTTCAATATCCGCCTGCCTGATTGACGTAACCTCTTTACCAACTGTGACGTATGCCAATGGATACTGATGAACTTCTTTAGTATTCGTCAATGCTGGTTTGGTTGGCGTAGACGATGGTGTACCTTTAATTAATTTAATGCTGTTTGCTCTTACGGATTCAACCGAGTTGATCTCCAGAACAACTGCATCAATACGATCCATAAGAATCTCTGATGGCGGAATCGTCACTGGATAAAGAGCATCGTTATAACTCCAAGTATGATTAAACCATGCTCGTCCAGTTCCAACCGTTACATTCATCTGATTACTCTGCTTTACGACAAGACAGTCGCCAATAGATGCAAATATTCCATCCCGAATCAAGCCATCAAATAATCTTGAAATGTCGGTAGCATCATATAATCTATCATGATCTACGGAATTAAAAAATCCAGACGCAAAACTCATATTTTTCCTCCTTTATCTTTTTCTTTAAGAGCCTACTGGTATTCTATTATCATCGGCACTTACAAAGTCTGTAAAAGTAGGGTATGAAGTTTCCCCACTAGAATCTTGGGACATAATAAATTCCGACACGGTTGATGTCCCTTTAATACCATAGTCGTTTTCTATCTGTACTACATCCCCCATTTTGAAATCTCGTCCGTATACAAACATAGTATGAGGATCAACATCTCCATCCATAGATATAGTATGTGGTTTCTCAGCTAAAGCTTCTTTGCCCTTCTGAGCAACTACTTTCAGTCGCTCGGCGTCGCTCATTTTATGGTCCTCATCCTCAGAAGTAATCGACCCAGCATCAACATATATCTCACATCGATGCATACCGCTCAACTGTTCCTGAGTTTCTCCGTCCCTAGTCACTTCTTTAGTAATCTTCAACGGATTCCCGGATAATGTTTGTGTATCCCCATCCTCTCCAACAGTTAACGCAACGTTTGCGTAATCTTCTTTACTGTCCAAATAAGATGTGTTATTTAAGTTTTCAAATGAAGGACTGAATACAACATACGGAGTTAATTGCTGTGCATAAGATCTATCAACGCCTTTGTACAGCTCAAACTCAAATTGTTTATTTTCATTTAACGTAACTTTAAATCCAATTTGTTTCTCGACGCAAAGTGAGTTTATTGCCTCGTATAAGTTTTCATGCTGCTCATACTTTGCGTCAATTGTCAGAGCGGTTATTCTACTGTCTGTACTCTTCTTGAATATAAAGTTAGAAATCTTTCTTTCCGATTTTGACGGCGCTATTATAGCGTCATTTATAAGCTTCTCTATTCCATCTTGGAAATTTCCGCCAAGTGTAGTATTGTCCCATATTATCCTACGCTTCAGCAAGCTCTCAAGAGAGTAACCTATAACTTTAATTGTTGGTCCTTCTGTGGTATTCGTTTCAAGAAGCATTCCCTGAATAATCATCATGTGAACTGAATCGTCATTTTGAAGATAGTAGTCATTGACTAGATAAGGAAACACTCCATCCATGTCCAAAGTGAGGTAGAGTTCAAAGTCCCCATTCTCTTGATATCTATCAGTCCAAATGAAGGACTTGAACCTGTCAATAATGGCTACTTTTTCAAACCTTGAGTTTAATATTGTAGCTTCCATTGCTTACCTCCTCGAATTAATCACCTTCCATAAGTTTATACTCCTTCGTATATCGTATCGTTTTCAATCTTGAACTGAATACTCATTGCTCCTTCTGTAGCATTGTAAATGAAGATATTATCTCCTTTTGACAGCTGGAACCAGCTCGATCCTTTACCTAAGCAGTTGAGAATGTTGGTCGTTAAGCCGGCTCTCAGTAATGTAACTGACTTTTCTCCTCGCTTAGTATTTATAATGATATCATCACCAGCGCCATATGCTTGACCAGTTAAGGTCTGTATAAAGTCAGTATTTATTCTCATAACTTCACGAGTTCTAGCGTTATAGATCACAATATCTTTTACTGTATCTAGCGCATGAATTGTTATTGTTATACCAACTGAAGCATCTCCTTTATACGTTACTACATTCTCATACATATGTACGATATCGCCGAAGTTTATGAGCTTTTCAGTTAACGAATTATTTTCAAATGGAAATTCGAATTTAGGATTGACACCACTAAATAATGTAAGTGTCTTTCCATTAGTTGCATAAAAGTATGGATCTGGACAAATTACGGAAATTTGAGTCACTTCGTGCGCATTGAATATTTCAGGTTCATTCGACTCTACATAACCGAAAGCATCAAGAGATCTCTGATCCGTTACAAATGTCAACGTGAGGTATCTCTTGATAGGGAAATACTTATATGTAGTATGCCTAATAGTTTCGATATCTGTTCCGAATCTAAAATCCAGAGTCATAACGATATTTCTAGTTTCAAGTTTAGCACTATTATATAATGCTCCATCTCCGGTCGCTATCTCGCTAGTATTGATAGTTGCCTTAACTGGCCCCAAACCTTCAATGTCTGTTATAGCTAGACCCGAAACCTCAGGCCTAGCTAGTTCCATTTCTAGGGATTCCCCTAAATAATTAGTAACGATTACTTTCTTTATCATTTAAGAGCCCCCTTTAATTGACTAAACTGGTTCTTTGTCTGTCGATATATCTCTTTATTAGATAATGCTACAGGCGAATTATTAGTCTGGTTGAATGTATAGTTGTTAGTTACTGCTGGGGCGCTGGAACCCTTAATAGAACTTCGAGATGATCTTCCCCCATTTTGAAGTAGCGATATAGCTTTACTAAGATTGCTTTTGCCTAGTACGCTTCCAGCAATAGCGCTGGTTATAGAAGTTGCTAAACCGGCACTAGCTCCTGCTACAGAAGATCCCGTAGCTGATGTCACTCCACTACTAACCATTGACGGCAGATTCGAAGTGTCAACATCGACACTTAAACTAGGCATACTTATCTTAGACAGTACAGCATTTACAGCGTCAACTAATTCCTGAGCAGCACTAACAGCTGATGGTATAGCTCCTCTAATGCCTTGAGCAAATGAATTACCAAGTGCGCTTCCTTTAGAATACGCTTGACCACTGCCTTTTGAAAACGAAGATAATGCTTTATCTACCACTGATTTACAAGAAGATTCTACAGCTGTTAACACCGTTGTTGCAGCAAGACCTAAAGCAAAGCAATAACCAAGAGATGTTCCGGCAGATTTAAAAGCTTTCTTGAAGTTTGTTTCTGCGTAATTCGTAAAGGTTGTACAAGCCTTCTTGGCGGATTGCTGTGCAGACTTTGCAACCCCTTCAGAAGCTGAGTCGATTCCAGCTTTGAACTGGTTTCCAGCTTTCTTACCTGAAGACTCGAATGACGTATTTGTTTTAAGTGCCTCGTCGAACGACTTAGCTACCGCATTAACCGTTTTTGTAGCTGCTGACCCTTTAAGATTTCTGGACGAGCCTTTCTTAGAAGACACATCCTTACCTGTAGCTGCATCGATCATTCCCTGATACATAGAATTAACAGCACCTAGACCTGCTTCTTTGTATGAGTCGGATACTGTTTTTGCTACTTCTTCATTTATTGACAATTTTTCGACATACAGATCGTTCATTTCTTTTCTTTCAGCAGGCGTCATGCTGTAATATACATCAACAAGATCAGCTGCGCTCATTCCCTGATCGACTAGTTCTTTTAACAATCTAGGATCTAGCGATTTAGCAAGGTCAAGTATTTCAGCTTCCCATTTCTTAACAGCTTCGACATTATCTTTTGCTTGTTGCTTCACCGAGTCCTTCGTCATTTGCATTTTTTCAGCAAATAGATTATTTATTTCTGTAATCTGCTCGCTTGTTGCAAGCTTAAATCCTTCGATATAAGGTAATGCTTGCGTTCCTAGACCTTTAAGGTAATCAAGTAATCCATCTGCAAATTTCATGTTCTTAAGTTGTTCGAGACCTTCAATTACTCGCTTTTCAGCATTAACCTGAGACCACATGCGGTCGATTATAGTATCATTGCCAAGGTCATTTACCACTTCATCATATCTTGTAAAGTAATCTGTAGAACTTGAAATGTCGAAATTTGCAAATGATGTGAAGCTATCAAGACTGCTCTTTACAGACTCTGCCATAGACTTGGCAGTATCTTCGATTTTCTTCTTTGCATCGTCCCAATCGTTGTTTATCTTCTTGAGATTCTTCTCCATTTCCTTGGCTGCTTCAGAAACGGCATTTGGAATTTCTTTTACGTCTTTCTTGACTTCTTTGGCTGTTTTCTTAACAGATTTCTTCGCTTTCTTCTTTGCAGCTTCTTTTTCTTTCTTCAAAGCAAATGACTTAATAATAGAATCAGCTCCAGATTTCTGAAGTTTTAGATTCTTAACATATATGTCATTAATTTCTTTACGTTCCTCAGCCGAAAAGGTAAGCATTTCCAATACTTTACTTAGGTTTCCAGGACCTTCGTCAACCAATTCCTGAACAAGTCGAATGTCCCAACCCTGATTGAGCATCTTCTTAATGGAGTTCTTCCACTTAACAGCGTCTTGATAAGTCTGCTTATAAGAAGCAATAATGTCTTCTTTCGTTTGCTTACTAGCTTCTGCATACGCTTTGTTTGCCCTATCGATTTCTTCTTTTGAAGCATTTGCAAATAATTTTATGTATGCATAACCAGATTCTCCCATACCTTTAAGAGTATCAATAAGTCCCTTACTAAGACCATTCTTGGATAATTTCGCAAGGTTATCCTTCATCTCCTGATAACCATCAACCTGACTTTCCATGTTCTTAAGAACTGTACTCATCTCATCGTCCATAGAATCAGAGAATTCGGAGAATATGTTCCTAGAGTTATCGAATGCAATATTCGTAAACTTAGTATATTCCTTTATCGAATTAATGATATTATTCCTATATTCTTTGAACGTCGAGTTAATATTGGACTGTATTGACTTTTGATCATCTTTCAGCTGTTTCACAGCATTTTTAATAGCAGTGTTATTTTCCTTAATAGCCGAATTGAGATTCTTTTTGCTAAGCTTCTTACCTGAAGCGCTAAGACCCTTCTTTAAACGATCTTGTGTCTTAAGAAGTTTCTTCAAAGCTGCCTCGTGCTGCTTAACAGACTTAGTGTCTTCCTTATACTGATCCGATTCCTTATACAGTGCAATAGCAAAATTCTTGATAGTTTTTTCGGCAGTTTTAGTAGCTTTGCTAAGTGTCTTAAGCTTAGGTGTTGTCTTGAGAAGCTCTTTTCCTAAACTCTTAGAGATTTTAGTAATCGTCTCGTATGGGGTTTTATTAAATGAGCTTACAGCCTTGTCGAAAGTCTTTCCAAACTGATAAGCGACCTTTATGATTTCGGTCATCTTGATCTTTGCTTTCTTACTGTTCTTCTTAGACTTACTTGTGATCTTCTTAGAAGTGGCATCATATGAACTAGTTACGCCAGCTCCAGTTTTGTTAGCATTTTTGATAATGTCTTTTGTCGTTTTATCCATTTGGTCTGAAAACGTACTGTTGCCTGCATTAAGAATGCCATTTACGGTCTTCATGACGCCATCAACGTCTTTATTTCCAACCGATTTACTAATGGATTTCTTAATTCCCTTGACATATCCTGTAACTGTTTTTTGAGCTTTCTTAGCGCCGTCTTTTATTCCTTTTCCAGCGCCTAGCAAAGCTCCTCGTCCCATATCAATTCCCGCAAGCTCAACATCTCCAGCTTTAGATTTGACACCTTTAACAAGTCCTTCTCCAGCATAAGCACCAATCTTATTGGTTTTCTTGGAAGGCGAATGCTCGTCAAGAGATTTTTTACTCTTCATTCCCTTAAGCAATTGATTACCCAATGAAACACCCGTCGAGTATACATCTGAGCTCTTGTTCTTCGCCCCACTCATAAATCCTATAGCTGCATTAGCGCCAGCCGTACTAAAATCTTTAGAATTAGATCTCATACCACTAGCAAGGTTCTTGGCTAATGATGAACCGGCGTCTTTGAATTTTGAATTATAATCATTAAATGTGCTTTTAGCTGTACTAAGAGCGCTATTTACCACTGAGTTAAATCCATCGGTAGTATCTGTATCCGATTTAAATGCATCAGTGACGTACTTCAAGAATTTCTTGGCCACACTTGATGACGGAGATTTCATATCTTCGCTATTGTTTTTCATTCCAGCTGAGATCCATCCAACAACCTTAGAACCAACCTTCTCGAAATCCCCCGATTTTGATTCGAATCCATTCTGCACAGATTTTAGGGATGTCTTACCCAAAGCCTTAAATGCTTTGTTCATGTCTTTGACTTTTTTATCTAGTCCGCCCTTAATTCCATTTAACGAATTAATGAAATCAGATAATTGCTTAGCAATAGTTCCAGCGTTAGATGTGTCGGCTCCTTTTATTGTTGCTGAGAAGCTGACGAAACTCTCGCCAAACGATACAAGATTCTTTCCGAATTTCTTTAAGCTCTCCTTGTTCCCGCCAAAGAGTATACTCTTAGCAGAAGTTGCTTCTGGTAGATCATCATTCAATTTTGCAATGGATGTAGCTGCGGCAGATGTAGCTGTTATAGTTGAGGTATCGATTCCGGATACTGTTTTAGAGTATTTAGCAAATGACTTACCAAATGAGACCATACTCTTACCGAAAGTTCCTAAGTCCTGTGAGCCTCCAACAAACCACTCTTTCATACCATCCAAACTCGGTATTGTTCCTGCTAATTTTGTAATTGTCATTGCAGCCGATGACGTTGCCTTTATCGATTCAGTATCGACTTTAGATACAGTGTCAGAGTATTTTGCAAATGACTTACCAAATGATACCATGCTCTTACCAAAAGTTCCTAAATCTTCAGAGCCCCCTACGAACCACTCTTTCATACCATCTAACTTAGGGATTGAATTTGCAAATTCTGTTATCGTCATTGCTGCCGCAGATGTTGCTTTTACGGTGTCCGTATTAACTCCGGCAACTAGACTAGAATAAGTAGCAAATGCTGCTCCAAACGGTATAAGAGATAATCCGAATGAAGTTAAACTTTTAGATCCTGTCAGTAGCTGTTTTAATCCACCAGCTTCAGGTATAGCATTCGCTAAATCAGTTAATGTTTGAGCTGCAGAAGATGTTCCTTTAATTACCCCAGGATTTATGTTAGCGACTTCTGTAGCATATATTGAAAATGCTGCTCCAAACGGTATAAGAGATAATCCAAAATCAGCGAGATCCTTTGCCCCAGCTAACAGTTGAGCTAATCCTCCAGATCTTGGTATAGCATTCGCTAATTCAACTAGAGTTTTAGCCGCTATTGCGGTGCCCTTAACTGTTTCAGGATTGACGCCTGCTACCTGATCGCCATATGCTTTCATGCCAGCACCAAGATACTGAAGCTGATAAGCAAATTTCTGAATTGGATCTTTCCCAAGATTTATAAACGTCGAAATGGCATTAACAATCTCTGCTCCGGCTATTTTGGCAATGCATCCTGCTAACACAGACATAGACGATCCTATTTCAGGATTTACATTTCCCATCGTTGATAAGAATGGTTGCAGATTATTTGCAAAGTCTGATAGATTTGTAGCTATTTGTGGTAGCCCATCTGTAACTCCCTGACCAACTCCGGATATAATTCCGCCGACTAGTTTTCCTAAACCTTCGCCTAGTAGTTCTAGTATTTGAACTCCACCATTCATAAAATCCTGAAATCCTGGTATCTTATTAAGCCCGCCTAGCACAGCTATAATGGCGGCAAGTCCAGCGATAAATATTGAGAAACTGCCTAGCGCAGTTATAGCCCCAACAATCGGAACGTTTTGAAGTATCAACATTGATGCAGATACAGATAATAAAACCATGCTTAATCCTGCAGAGGCTGCCAACGATCGTTTCCAATCCAATTGAGCCAGCATCCCAATAACCCCAGCTATTTCCAAAAGAACTGCGCCAGCTAAAAGAACACTAGCGTGAACCTTTCCAACACCAGAGAACCCTTTTAAACATAGTGTAAATACGCTTAAAAGCAACGATATTGCTGCTGATCCTGCAATAACTCCAGTTGGATCTAGCTGGGCTAACAAAGCAATAACTCCAGCTATCTCACCTACAACCAAAGCAGCTACTATTACTGACTTCTTAGCGTCAATAGATACGTCGCCAGCTTTGATCATTGCCGACATACATAACATTATAGAATCCACTGCTGCAGTTGCTCCTGCCATTTTGGATTGATCGAGGCCCGACAGTATAGCTATGGCTGCGGTAAGAATTACAATAGAACCAGCTACTGTCATCATCATTACGCCAGCTCTAGCAGCATATTGCCCGGCGCTAGCGCTAGCCTTAATTAGAGCACCAATAGGTATCATCAATGCAATTAAATCGGTTACGCATTTAGCCATTGTCTTAAGGTCGTACTTCTGCAGCTTCTCAAATGCGGCAAGTAAAACATGCAAACTAACTGTAAATCCTAGCAATAATACAGCTGCTTTAGATGCATTAGGACCGGCTTTAGCAGATGCCTTGAATAGTAGCATCATCGTTCCAAATACTACTACAAATTGTTTCCATCCTTTCTTCATGGAGCTAAAATCCATATTAGAAATTTTAGACATCACTTTAGCTAGTCCATATATTGCCACTACAGAGCTTAATAATGTAAGTGCTCCTCTAGTTCCGCCTAAAGCGTTCGCTTTTCCAACAGCAATCATAAGAACTGATAACGATCCGACAGCCAATACTAAAGCGCCAATAGTGCTCCCAGCATCTCCAATATTATAATTGGATAGTCCTTTTATAGCTTTAACCATCAGCAGCAGAGAAGCAGCTAAAGATACAATTTGAAGAGCTCCGGCTGATGCTAATTTAGCATTTGCACCCATTGTATATTTAGTTAAAGCTCCAGAACATATAGTAATTACTCCTACAAGCCCTGTAATTACTCCAATATTAATTGCCATGGATTTATTAATGGTCACATTTTGAAGTTTCTCAAGTGCAACAGTCATTAGTAAAATACTTCCAGCAATAGAAATGACCATTGCTGAAACACCAGAAAATCCCTTTGCTAACTTTTCTGTTGAAATAGAACCGATCGCGTAAGCAAATGCCGTTAACGCTGCTCCCAATATACCTATCAAGACAACGGCACCTTCGATTCGATCCTGAGGTAACACAGTTAACAAAGCTATGGACCCAACTAATATAGCTACAGCTTTTGCAATCTTAATAACTATATCGGCTTTGATAGAATCTTGCCAAGTTTTAAGAGTTAATGCTCCTTGATTCATTAGTTTAATAAAACTGTTACCTATTGCTGCCGGTAATGCAAATAAACCACCGAATCTATCTGTAAGCACCTCTAACAATTTAGAAAGATTATAAAGAGCTTTTACTGAAACGCCGCCCAACAAAATAGTCAATATGTTAGCAGTATTAACTTTTCCAGATTTGTCTTTAACAAATGAAAACACCCCATCAAATGTGTCAATCATCGTTTTCTTAAATCCAGTTGCTTGATCCGTCCAACCTTTAAAATATCCAGTAATCTTAGATCTAAGCGAATACAGTTTCGACGTAAATGAATCTATGGAATTTCCAGCGCCTCCAAAACTATCTTTCGCAATAGCACCTATCCCAATAATAGTACTAAGCAAAGCTTTGAAATCTATATGACCAACTTCTTCGCAGTGGTCTATAAAATCATCGATCATATTTCCGGCATTTTCACCAAATTCTTTTATGTCTGGCCACAACGTTTTAACTATAAGATCGTCTAAGAATTTTATTACTTCCTGTGTTCCTTTCCAATTCCAAATCGCTTTTGCAAAGTACTCAATATTTTTGATGGCAAATGCTATTGCTGATGATATGAAATCGACACTCTTAGCAGCTATACCTGAAATATTTCCAAACTTTTCAAACTGTACAATTCCATCACCTAGAACCGCTGTAAGGTCGAGTACACTATTTACAGATATACCCAACAATTTAGAAACTACCTGTAAGGCTGTCTTAAGTCCTACTCCAAGAACATTTTTAACAATCTTGACAATTGTGAATAAACCTTTCAATGTCCTGTATAATTTATCGACATTATCCCTAGACATTATTAGTTTCTTAGTGAAAGCTTCAAATGCATCGGTTATATTTTTTATTTCTTTTGCATTCTTTTCTGGGAAGATAGCTCTATAAGCAACCCTGAAAGTATCTAATACTGCAACAGCTGCTGCTAGAGTATTTGTGAATGAACGCATTAATGAATTGCGGCCACCCATTTTCTTCCAGGCATCTAGAGTAGCATTCTTAGCAGCAAACGTTTTTACGATATAATCACCGATTATGCTATCTATAAATCCCCAAAGCTTTTTGGATTCTTCGAAGTTACCGAATATTGTTTCCCATGTATGCTCCCATCCAGATCCGATCGCTTCTTTCCAAGCAGCAAACATCTGTCCGGCATCTTTGAATTCCGAAGCTGCAGCATACGCTTTTTGTCCTAATTCGGTTGTTTCGTCCGTATATTTACTAAGCGTTTGAACGAGTACGTCAGTGGTCATCCACTGATATTGAAGATTATCGTTCCAGTTTTTTGTAGCATTGAATGCGTCAGATGTAGCTCCTTTAGCATTTGTAGTTGTGGTGTAGTAGTCTTCACCCTTTTTAACAACTGTACCTAGAGCAACAGCAGTATCAAGCAAATTCTGCTTGAAATCCATAGTGGCCATATTCGCTACTTCAATTGATTTCCAGTCAATTAATTTTACATATCCAGCAGATAATGCCTGAGCAAAGTTATACATGGCATGCGATGCTTGCTCTGCATTTGCACCTGAAATAGCTGCTTCGTTCGAAACACCCTTAATTGCCGCAACTGCATCCTTCAAACCTACACCGGCGTTTGTAAACTTACCGATATTTGCGGTCATGTCTGAGAACGAATAAATTGTTCTATCTGAGTACTTATTGAGCTCGTCGAGATACTTATTAACTGTAGATAAGCTTTCTCCAGTAGACATAATAATTGTCTGGATCGAATTCATCTTCAGTTTATATTCATTCCATCCGTCAGACATTCCATCAAATGCTAAAGCAGACGTTATCCTCTTGCCAGCATTTATAGCAGCATTTGTAAGCCGGTTTAAAACGCTCATAGCTATTGTATCCATAGCCGAAAACTTAACTTGAACCGCTTCTACCGCTCTGCCCATTCCGTCCATGTTGAACTTTTTGGTCTCATTTTGAAATTTAGCAAGACTCTTTCCAGACTCACTAAAATCGATGCTTTTCTTAAGAGCTTCTATAGATTTTTGACTTTGACGGATTTTTTTCTCGAATTGTCCATTCTCGAATTGCATTCGAACAACGTCATCTTCAACAACTTTACCCATTATCCAGTGACCTCCTTCCAAGCATCTTTAGCTAGCCTATCGAATACCGGCTTTAAAGCCGGGTTAATATAGTCAACCCCCTGAACATATCCACCATTTCTAGTTCCATGCCCATACTGTAGAATAATAGCTATATTCACATGGTTCACTACATTAGAATTTTTAAAAACCAAACTTACTGACCCATTGCCACGAACTATTTCATAATACCACGATGCTGCTGTTACTCCAGTGTCAACAGGAGTTGCAGCCTTGAGGGCAGCTACGCCTTCACGTCCGTACTTGTTTAATATACCAACGTTAACGCCTTCCAAAAGTTTTTCGAAATAATTATCGAGCTTTTTAAAGTTACCCTCAAGTTTGCATCTGATCATGTCATTTCTCCTTATCTAATTAACGCAGAAGATTCTACAAACCCCGTATACTTCTTTCCTTTAATAGTTGCAACACAAAGCAGCCATACTGATTTTTTATACTTATTGAAATATCCATAGCATTCAACCTTTCTGCCGGCTGGAATTTCAATCATGAGCTTTTTGTTCCATCCAGCGTCAATGCGCATAGGTACTTTCTTAGAAGTTTTATACGAGTTCTTATAAATATTGCTCGTATATGCTGCCGAACAGGTAGTGGTCGTTAAACCGCATGGAGTGTTAATTACTGCATCTACTTCTTTCATAACTGCGTCAATATTATAATGCTTTTCTTTAAGATTCGATTTGTAATCTTCTCCCCATTGCCCAGCGATAACTTCTCTAGCTACCGTTTTGACGTCTTTCCCAGCATGGCGATTTGCACTTGTATTAATTTTTGGCTGGCCTGCGTCGTATTTCGGAGTAATGAATCCGCGTATAAATCTTCCATTAATACTGACAGTTCTCTTCTTAACAGCGTCTTTATAATTTCCCTCCGTTACAACAAAGTATCCTTCTTTCTTATTGACATATGTTACCATGCCAACGTGTTTTGGAGTTCCTTTGTTATCTCCAACCCCATTGTCCTGCCAATCATAAAGACAAGCATCTCCAATTTTAGGAATGTAGTTATCATTCTCTTTCCAGCAACCCATTTTCTGTGCCCTTTTAATAAGGTAGAAACAACTGCACTCAACAGGCATAATATCAGTGTATCCAAGGGCAATTGCTACTGCGGACCAAGTCGTAGCGCACCATGCCATTCCAGGTTTCATAGTGACGCCTCTTGGTTTTGTTTTCTGTTTGTTGTAAATATCAAGAATGGATTTATAAGATCCATCTTTTTCATTTTTGCCAACCCAAGAATTAATAAGGTTAACAGCCGCTTTTCGTGTTCTGGCCATAATGTCACCCCTTTGTGTGTAATTCTTTTTTTCTTCGTTCATTTTCTTTCTTTTGCCATCTTCGGATTTCTTCATTGGACATTTTCTTAGGTGGATTAGTTTTTACAGTGTATAATTCTATTAGCATAAATACACGCTTTATATTCCATTTCTCGCAAGGGTCGAATGGTATTCTAGCTATTGCTAGGTAAGCATATATTAATTCGCTAGTTAACGTCTCCGGTTTTCCTTTGTCATCATCTCCAATTGTAAAAACCCTAGATGCCGTAGCTGGGTCATTGATATAGTCTGTTACTTTTTTAAGTAAATGATCATCAAGCCGTTTAAAGAATTCGACCTTATCGAAAGACCCAACTATCATGCAATACATATAATCAAAAAACTCTTCATCCGTTAGAGTTCCTTCATCCATGAGTTTCAGCAATGGCTTATGCCATATTTGCTCCCATTTTGAAATTGCTATTAAGGAGTGCTCGAGCTTAATCTTAGTAGGTTTTACAACCTTTCCAAAAGTTTGAGTTTCTTGATCAAATGGCTCATATCCGGGAAGAATTAATTCGAGCATAATTATCTCCTTAGTTTCCTTCTTTCACAGCATCATCAGTTGCGGCCACAGATCCTGCTACTTCCGCCATTGCTGCTGAGATCGCTTTTCTCTGAGCATCGCTTAATGTAGCATCGTCATAGACTCCGGATTCCGCTGCTTTCTTGATCTTGTCATTTACATCGTCAGGCATGATATTAAGCAGAAACTCGGAAGCTTTTGCTTCGTCCATACAAATTTCCATAAAGAACTTGTCATATGCTGCAGTAGCCTTGAACTCTGCCAGTGCTTCAGGAGTCTTTGTAAATGTACGGCCGTCAAGAGATTTGATTCCGTAAGATGCATCAATAATCTTCTCAAAAAGATTCATGATATCCGGCTGAGACTGTTTCTGCACCATAAGACTCATATATGATGTTAAGCCACCGTTAAGGCTTGTTTCCAATTTTAAAATTTCACTCTGCGTGAGATTGAAGTAGAAATCCTCAGATCTCTCGTTTCCGTCAAAGTCCTTGTAGTTGATTGTTTTGATAAACATAGTTTGGTCTCCTTTCATTCTTAAAAATCCTAGCCTACATATTTCAGCAGACTAGGAAAAACTTTATTTTGTTTTAAGTGTTACGCCAGTGAGGGCGTACTCTTTTGTTTCTGTCACACCGTTGTTAGTTGCTTTAATTAAGATGGACTGCTTATTGGCATCCTTGATCTTAAGAACTGCCTGATGATCAGACTGAAGAAGTTTGGAGGGACCAGATGTTCCGCCCTTAACTTCAACCGTCAATGACTCAGGGAAGCCACTCTTTGGTGCGATATCAAGAGCGATATAGTTACCACTCTGTTCGTCGACTTTACTGCTGAATCCTGTATAGCCCGTCACGTAGTTAAGAGTACCAGAAATTACTCCAGTACTCTCATTGACCTTGATATTGGACTGAAGGTCAGCTGCCTTCTTTCCAAGTAGGTCGTCTTCTCCTGTAATAGGAGTTGCAGAGACGTCCAGTGACGGGTCTGTTATTTTAAAAGGTTAATGATCTCATCCGGAAGCAGCAACTTAGCTTCTGTACTTTCTGTGCCGTATAAAGCATCCTCAATCTTCTTCATCTTGGTAGCTTCGACCTTTGTAGAATCAATCTCGAGATGAGCAGTAGGCTTGAATCCGTCAACTGTAACTGGGGTTGTTGATAATTCCCAACTGAACGAAATTGCCTCTGGTGAATCATTTACTGTCTGGAAGCCTTTCTCAGATGGAGAAGCCTTAGCTCCGTAAATGATATGAATCTTGTAGCCATAATCATTACTCTTTACATCATTACCGATCAGGGTACGATAAGAGAAACCGAATGTATCTCTGTTCTGCTGGCCGATAGTAACTCCATTAGTAATTTCGGCTGTGCCGTTACATCTGTCAAATGCTTCTGGATAAGTATAAGCTTCGATTGTAGCTCCAAACTCTTCTGCTGACATGAGGCTAAGATATTTCATGTTATCAGCATATACAGCAGATGCTTCTGCTCCAGATGGAGATTCTGTAACTGCGGTAAGACCATTCCACGCAGAACCAGCGCCATATTCTCCGTCAATAACCGGGTAAATAACGCCATGATCTACACCGGTTTCGTATTTACGTTCTCCGGTTTTGTCCCATGTTAATTTAGACATGTTTTTCCTCCTTTAAAATATAATTACAAAGACCGAATGATACATGCCATCTGATAAGTAAGATCTATTGAATCTCGCAGTGGGCATCTCCACTATCTTATCAATCAATGTACTATCCGGGTCTTTAGTTACCACTTCTACTGCGTATTCTTTATCAACGCTATAATTTTTATTATCTGCCGATCGAATATTATAATCATCAACAGAATATATTATAGCTGGGTATTTTATGTTTTTTATAACTTTTTGCCCAGCACCGGATACATTAGAAGGGGGCTGGAAATATACATTGACACCCTCTCCAACGATATCTTTTAAATATCTATCAAAGTCAAGTCTCGTCCTCATTCCACAGCTCTCCCAACGTTATTATAAGTCTAGGGGCCTGCGAAGCATCAACTTCTGTTGCCTTCCACTTAGCCCCCATAAACTCAATCCATCTCATGTTAATGAAATGATCGCGTATATAGGCATCGCCGACTACACTTATCTGATTAGAGATTGAAATATTGCTATTGATCTGCTGCGAATCCTGAAGACGTCTCGTATTACGAAGAATATCTCCTCTATATGTACGCTCGGTTATTTCCTCAGTCCAAACTGATTGGGCTGTTTCCACTTGTTCTGCAAAGCCGATCTTACCGCACCATCTATTCACGATCATTTCCTCCCATTTTGATTAGTTGCCGCTCTGGCCAGAAACTGTCTTGCTAAGATCTGCTGTTGGGATCTTTGTCTCGATTGCAATAGCTGATAATGGCTTGATTAACGCACCAGAGATACGTGTCTCGATAAGATACTTCTGAGCGTTGTAATCAATGTCAAAGTCATCGAACATGTTGATAGCTCCGCCCTTGTCTGCACCGATGTTATAATCCTGCAGGTTTACGATAATACCCTGAAGAGCTAATGTGTCAGTCTTGTCCACACGAGCAAGACCTTCCATAACCGGAACGGATACGATCTTAGATACACGGCATGCTGTAGCCAGCTTGTCAATGTTGTCATAGATGATACGGCCGTTCTTATCTTTCAGCAGCAAGCACTCAGTAATGATTGACTCTGGAGCGAATAGCTTCGGATTGCCAGAACCCTTGTAGTCGATACGTGCTCTTACACAGGCCTCGATAAATGCTGTAGCCTTCTCAGCTGCGGTTGTTTCTTTTGTAATTGCAATAGGATACTTAATTGTGTAGAGATCGGCATCTTTCCAAATTGGACGAATGTTGTCCTCTTTGATGTGATCGTCACTGGACGTAAGCCGCCCGTCGCCGACCAGGACTGCTCTTGCGATTTCCTCGTTCAGCATCATTCTCATTTCTGCTTTCAGCCAAACGATTACGTCGAAATCTGTAATATCAATTACATCATCACGATCGATCTTCTGTTTCTTGTAGATTGTCTGCGGGGTGGTTGTTCTCTTCAGTAATGAGAATACTTCCTCCTTCTTCAGCTTACCTTTGATGTAACCTCTTGCACGGGCTTCATCCTCACGCAGGTCTGCAAATGTAGATTTGATTCTTGAGAATGGTGTGTGATGTACACCGTTCATTACTTCGGTTACCCATCCCTGGTCTCTTGCAATGAACTCAGGTGGTGTGTTTAAATTTTTGGCATCCGGGAACAGGTACTCAATATTTGTAATACCATGAGCAAGGAATGATTCTTTCATAGAGCCATATCTCTTACCGTCCTCGATAATCTCCTGCATTTCGCTGTGGGACAGAACGTCTCCGTTGTCTGTATTGTTGCCTTCAAATAAGTTATGTGCGATTGCACCCATGTCGTCATCCTCCTCTTCATATTCTTCGGAATCGTCATCATCTTTGTCAGGATCTTCGGAATCGTCCTCGTCATCGTCGTAATCATCCTCTTCATCCTCTTCATCTTCATCCTCGTCCTCGTATTCATCTTCGTCTTCGAGAGCGTTAGGATCTTCTGCTAATGCACTTCCTACAGCCATGTAGAAAGCATCCTTCTGTTCTGGCGTCATTGTATCAACGACATCCTGAATGCTCTTATTAGCCACTTCGTCTTCTCCTTTCTCATCTGAGTGCATAATCTCAAGATACTCTCCCGAATAAATATATGCCTCATAATCATCGTTGTCAATTGTGTCGCCATGTGCTAAGGCAACATCTTCAATGTATGCTCCTGGATTTGCTCCTGCAAGAACAAGGCTAAGTTCTTTAATTTCACCATGCTGAACATATGGCCCACGCTGCTGAAGATGATTAGCCCAAATGCTAAGCGAATCCATATCTCCGTGCTGAACAGCATCTTTCGCGATTTGACCATTATCTGAACCGTTGAAATATCCGTACGCATAAACACCATCTTTTCGGCATTCCATATAAGCATGCCCAAGCACGCTATTAATGTTACCGTGATCATGGTTATACACTAATGGAACTTTAGCGCCATCGATATCATCAAAAGCACCATGCTGAATAATTCTTCCATCAGCGCAAAGAATACCAAACTTTGTAGCCCAGCCCTTAAAGTCGCAATCGGCATACTTTGAGCGTTTAGCTCCCATTTTGAATTCCTCCTTTATTGTTCTTCTGTTTCCTCGTCAGCAGAATTTGTATTATACATCTGATCCAATTCAGTGTTCGACGCCGAAATATTATTGTTCGTCAGCGTATCTGCTTTAGGATCATCCACTGGCCTTAATCCAATTACTTGCCTGAATTCATTAGATGTCATTATACAGTTTCTCGTGAACTTATCAGCAAGCTCTGCAAGATTCGTAGTAGACACCAATTTAAATGGATCTCTGAAATATTTAATTGCATGCCCTTTGGTCCTAGCAGTCTTTGTTAAGAACTTCCGATTCATCTCATCTACGACTGCTGCAAGTATTGGCTCAACTATACTATTGTAGTAGTTATTCATTGTATTCTCGTCTGCTGTGCCATTGAGAATCTCCACCGTCATTCCAAGCTGAGAGAATAACAAATTCGTGAAATACTCTACCTGCTTGAGCAAATTGTTTTCAATTGAACGATTCAACTGAGTGACATGTTCAGTCGAATCTATATACGCAATACCATATTCCGAGCTTGCCAATTGTTCAGTAAGCTCTTTACGACGTTCTTTAGCCTGAGCTCTTTTTGCTTCGGACTTTATCGTATATGGCAACTGAATAATCAAATCAAGCTTATCAGATCCACTTCGATCATCTATGAAATCGAGAATTGCAAGCTTTCTTTTCAGTCGATGCGCCGTTGAATTCTGTGCATTCATAATTGCATAGAATGGATTTTCAACGATCGCGACCATTTTCTTTGGAAGATCCATTTCCTCGAATTCACCAGTGTGGTCATTGTAGATTCGCACTCTAACATGGCGCGGATACCAATTGATTATCTTTGCTGTACGCATCGTCTGAATATCGTAAACGTTGCCATGCACAGGGTCCATAGTCGTGTCAATCGGAACTATAGCAACGCATCCTTCGTCAAGAAGTTTCAGGAAAATATCCTGTTTAAACGCTCGCGATGTCTGATCAATATTGGCTTCCATTGTTAAACAGTAGTTAAGCCCGTCCTCAACGTCGTCAGTAAAGCGTTTGTCTGCGTCTAGCATGACGTGTTCTACGTCAATTGCTGCGGCATCTACGGATATCTTATTGTAGATCGTTGTAACGATTGACCGCTCATTTCCCATCGTAAGTCTAGGACGAGATGGATTGTCATAACTCACTGCGCCAAGACCAGTTCCATTTTGATACGCTGTTGGATCTTTGTTCATAAATGCATTCCAACCATGCTTTAATCTGTTCATAAAACCCATAAGTAATCTCCTTATTTAGTAAGGTAATCCAGATAAGCTTTGCCTGCACGCTTAGCTTTATTGAAAGATCTGCTTACTTTCTTAGCTTTCTTCTTAGCTGATTTGTAAGCTTTGCTGGCATCTCTAGAAACTCTATTGTATTCTTTCTTAGCTGACTTATATGCCTTGTTAACATTCTTCTTTGCCGATGTTACATAAGGTTTAGCATCATTGGCAAGCTTCTGACCAGCTCGTTCAATTTTGTACTCTGCCTTTGATCTGACAGAATTTGCCTTATTGCGTGCTTCTGCAGAAGTCATTGCACGGTCTCTAGCAGTTGACGTAGCTTTTCTTACTTTCTTATATGCACCAGTCTTCTTAACATCACGAGCAAGTTTCTGTCCAGCTCTGGTAACTTTGTACTCACCCTTTGAAATTACAGACTTTGCTTTTGCCCTTGCAGCGTTTGCTGTTGGGGATTTTGAAGCTTTATCCAGAAGATATCTTGCTGCTACTGTCTTTGCAACTGCATCTCTGGTCGCTACCTTTTTAGCAAAGTTTGCTGCTTTCTTAACTTTTGTTGAAGGGGCATTCTGTTTCTTAACATTGGCTGCAATTTGTTTCATCTGTCGGTCCTGCTTCTTCTTTACCATATCAGCATTCTTCTTAGCTACAGTATGAGCATTCATTGCTCTGACACGTTTTTGGAAATCTTTTTCTTTTTGGACCTTCTGTGCTGCAATTGCGTCCGTTGGACCTTTATAAGGTATATTCTTTTTTGCTTGATTAGCGGCATTGTTCTTATAACGAAGCTTTTGCATTGCTTGCCGCCTCTGTATTAATACAGCATTTTTTTGTGCTGCTTCATCTTCAGGATAAATATATCTACCGTTCTCGATACGAATATATTTATGATTTTTCCAGCTATGTTTGAGAACGGTGTTTCCGTCCTCATCGGTGGCCTTGTAATATACAGAATTACTCATATTACCATCCTTTCTGTTTCTTTTTAAGTTTTTGAACGTATTTTGCACCACGGATAGAAGCTAACTCAGCATCTACCGCTTTCTTCTTTTCTGCAGTTCTGCTTGTACGCCGTTTGATTGCTTCAGCCTTCCTGGTGTACTTAGCAGCTTTCTTTCCATAACGGTTCGCTTTCTTCCGAGCTCGTTCGGCTTTTTGAAGATTTCCGGTATACCCAATATCTGTAATAGCGTGGTCACGCTTAACACGTTTTGCCTCTTCCTTTTCTTTGAACTTGACTCTTTTAGTCATAGCTTCTGAAGCTTTTCGTTCGTAATCAGATATACGTGACTTTGTCTTCTGAGAAGTTTGTTTCTTCATCTTGGATGCAAGTCGATCCGATTTTGACTCTAGATGCGATGCTCTTCTTCCAGAATGCTGATACGGATCTTTTCCCGATCCATACTTGTAACGGCCAGACCGCCTTGGCAGTCCATAATGTTCCAGATGGTCACCGCCTAAGTCCGAATGAACTAACGAAAACGTGCCATCGTCATTCTTTATTTTTACATACATAACCATTACTCCTATTCGAATGCGTCTTTATTAACTTTGTAAGCAACAAGCGCATCCATCAATGCTGAGACGTTATCGATTTTATCTTCGTAACGTTTCTTGTACAGTTTCCTGTTTCCGTTTGTATCTTCCAATGTTATGCAATGGCCCATACAGAAACTCATTAAAGATTCATCGAATATCAGCATCCTCTTTTCCGATAATTTCTTAATTTCTCCAAGAGGAACCGTTTCAGTTCTAACGCCCTGCGGAACTTTCTCAATTCCGAATGACCCATTCTCCTGAGCCCATCTTTCAATAAACTCTTTTGCATTATATGGGTCATAGCCCAAAGCGCAAACATCATACTGAGCGTCTATTATGAACTTGTCGAGATCCTCATATACATCTTGCACATCGATGATGCTTCCCTCCATAACAATAAGAGTGCCTTCGTCGATAAACTCTTGATACTTTTGTCTCATTGCTAAGTTCAACTTACTCAAAGTAAGTGTGGTTATATAACTTCTAACTTTTACTCCAAACATTCCGTTTCTCAGTGGGAACAAGAATGTGAAAGCACAGAAGTCATCACCTTGAGAAAGGTCCGCTCCCATTGCGCATGACATTTTCCAAAAGCTTCTAGGTCTGTGCGGAAGTGTTTCTTCGTAAGAGAAATAATATGTATATCCCTCCATAGGAATTCCGAAACGTTTTGCCAGGATATCATTTCTTGTAGCTGGTGCTTTCTCAGCTCGTTCAACATCTTGCTGAATCGTCTCATAGCTGACTGTGATCGGTAGGTTCGGATTAGCCTTAGGCCACATGTCTGGGTCTCCGACTTCATCCACGCTATCAAGCCTGTAATACCAAATACTAGTATGCCAGTTCTGGTATTCGCCTTTGAGAATGTCCATCAGTTCCATTTTGATGGCATCTCCACATCCATTACGGACAGTACCTTCCGAACTTACAGCTAAGATTACGTATCCATCTATTTTGGCTGCACCCTGCTCGATTGCACCTATTGGGTCTTCTCTCAATTCGCCTGAGAGCCATTCATCGACCGTAGCTACTTTTACTCGTAATCCCTGAAGTTTGTTAATACTCAGGGGTCTGATCTCTAGTAACGAATCTGTAAGAAAGTTCTGTATACCTTTCTTGGTACATGCAAGCTTAACACGGTTCGCTTTGGAACCGGTAGTGTTCTGTATAGAGCCTTCTGTCAAGAATTTGAACATAGGCCCTCTCGCTCTTGCTATGGCAGTGCTAATTGCACTTGTAACCTCTTCAGCCTGTTTCATTGTTGGGGCTGTTGTAATCTGATGTGTCGTTGTTGTATCGACTGTCAGAAAATAAGCTTGCACTAAACTCTCGTATAACGATTTTGCATTACTTCGAGAAATGATAAGATACTGTTTGTTGACAAGACGCTTTTTGACGGATTTCCTTACGAAATGTCCGCCTCGTCCAGAAGCATTTGGTTCATACACCGTTTTCTCAACGTAATAGAACCAACCAAATAATTGCTCTCCCCAAAGTTTAAATGTATCCAACAGTTCCAAGTCTGACCCATCGGTCAAGACCATTTCAGATTCACAGAAAGCAATCCATCCTTCTACAGCATTGTCGTCATAGTATACACCGGGGTTAGCTATAAGCCAATCAATACGGTTCATCTCCATGGAAATCTCCCTATTAACAGGAATCTCTCCAGCCAGGACTTTATCTCGGAACTCCCCGTAGTACCTAGGCGTTGCCGTATTGCTTAGCATTTTGCATCACCTACTTCTTTTTCTTTTTCGTACTCTTTGTTTCAGCTTTAACTGCTTCATTAATCATCTTCTGAGCGGCAGCATTGAGTTTACCCTTGATATAAACTTTTCCTTGTTCTTTCACAACTTCTGTAACTGCAGGAACAATAATATCTTTCATAGCTTTATCAACTAACATCTTTGGTAATGGCTGCTTCTGCGGATGGTTTTTAAGGTATGTGGCTTCCATCTGATCTCGAGTATTTATTCGTTTAAGCTCTTCATCGGATAAAGTTTTTACATATGCCTTTTCGTTTCTGTATTTAGATTTTTTTTGTTTCTTTTTATCAAGTTGGACTGCTTTGGTTCTTTCTCTTCTTTTGTTATTTTGTTTTTCAACTCCACTCTTTTTAGAAAAACTTTTTATAAACTTCTCACCAGCTTTAGCCGATGATCTAAGACTTTGATATGGTTCCTTCCCAGATCCCCATTTGTATCTTCCGGATCGTCTTGGTAATCCGTAATGTGCTAGATAATAGTCAGAGAATTCCTGATTGTTGACTAAGAAGTCTTTTACATCATCTGCTGAGTAATTAGTCATCGTCATTCTCTCCTTTCTTATCATCTTCGGAAACATGATAGTACATTATGTACAATCTCCATTCCATTTCCTTAAGTTGCTCTTTCAAACTGTCCATTAACGAACCACTTGTTGGCGGATCGAATAACAGACGAGTTTTGATGTACACATAATCTTTTATCAAACTTGACTTCTGAGTGTCCTCTTCGAATTCACTCCAGACATTATCCGGGCCAGTGATTCGGTATCCTTCTTTCGGACCAACTCCCAATTGAGTGAGAGCTGCAAATGCAGAATTGATATGAATGGTTAAATCCAAGTCAAACTGCTCAAAGTCGTCAGGACATCCAATAAGCTGCTTGATAGTCTTAAGAATGCTCTCTTCCATTGAATTCCTCCTCAATGTTTCCAAGGGCATGTATCATTTGGTCTCCTTATTACAGGGCCGCTACGAACATTTGTATCGTGTCCATAGTGTATGGCATTATGTGTTTGATGGGTTGTTGTCACAACGTTATTCATGTCGAATACCATTGGGTCTCGGTTAAGTATCATCTCTTTGGTAACTGGATTTATGTGATGTATCAACGGTCGTGTTTGTATCTCGTATCCTTCAACACCTAAATCGCAACCGCCATCTCTGACAATTACTTTATGACGAAACTCTCTCCATTCGCCTGATGAATATAATGCCTGATTAACCCATCGGTCATAGCCGAATGTCTCGTACCCAACTGAACCAGACAGCATTAAGTATTGCAGCCGTTCTTCAAACGTAGGATACTCGATCATTTTCAAATATGATCGTGACATTGGACTTGATCTACTCATCTTCGATACCCTGGTATCTACGCATTGCTTCAATTGCTGCAGCGTATCTCTCTTCGCTCTTAGCAGAAGCTTCCAATGAATCGATTTTGGCTTTTGTCTGCTTAGTTTCTTCTCTGAGCTTGTCCTGTTCCAGCTGCTCT